TCCCTGCGATAGAGAAATCGGCCAGGTGAATGCCGGTGCGGGTGGCCGTGCTTCTGATAACGTCGCAGTCAGACCCCGACGCCAGCGAAATAGAGGTTGTCAGTTGCCCCTGCCCATGCAGGGCGAGGTTGTCCTTTGTAATCTCTATCGGCGCTCCGGTTATGAAAGCCCCTTCGCTCAGGTAAATCTTCCGGCTCATTTCTTCTCTCCAAAAATACGTTCCCAGGCTTCACCCAGGCCCAGAAAGACTCTCGACTCACTGCCGTCTATGGCGTCGTTGATAACGCCCTCGTCTCGTGTTCCCGTGGCCCGAACATGGTAGGGGTTGCGAGCTTTGATGCGGCGCAACTCAGCCCCGTCTTTGTCTGATGAGATGACAGTTACGTCCGTCATGGCGACGCCGCTATCAGGGCGTTGATTTGCACTTCGTCATTTGCGCCGTCACATATCGCAGAAGCGTTATCCTTGCTCAAGTCGGAAGCCCCAGCGGATGCTATGAGAATGTGCATCCGGCCTATGCTGGCTGGAATATCAGCATCCACCAACGCCCGCATGGTGGGGCCAGCGGCAGCACCAGTGGTGGGGCCTGCCAAGAAGGTGTTCGCTGCTTGTGCATCGAAGCTGATTATTTGCCCGCTAAGGCTGAAAAGCGTATCAGCGTCAGCGGCAAAGGTCACAAGCTCATGGGTGGGAATGGGAGTCCCCTCGCCAAGAACTGTGTCATCAAGCACCCCGTCAATCTCTAATATGAAGTTGACCGGCGGGGTTATCACTAAGACGATGTGCCCCAGACTATCGGTGTAACCTGCGAACAACTGAGTGAATGAGTCGGCGGCGTCCAGGGCTCGCACGAGGATGCCTTGGCGGGGCACATAGCGGCCATCGGTGCTCTGAGTCGAGCTAGAAAACCACATTGGGGCAATGAGTGTAGTCGCTGCCATTTCTCTCTCCTACGCTATCCCGTTCCCAGCCGCTACCGTAGCGGTGGCTCCCAGGAAGGCAAATGATATGTCTGTGACGATTCCGTTGGGTGTATCCCTCATAGACTCCGATACGCTCTCTCTCATAATTGTTCCCACCCAGGATTCGGGTTCTCCGGTGGAGTCTTTCAGGTTCACATTTGTAAGGGTCAACGCCTCATCTTTGTCACGGAAACTGTAGAATGCCCGCCTTTGCCCCTCAGCCGCCCTTCGCCCCTCACCACCACAGGTTAGGGTGCAGCGAATGAGTTCTTGCGTGAGCGGCATAGCCCTTCCATGTGGTGCCAACTTGCGGAACAATGGGGTCTTACCACTAGATGTAGTGGTCAACACAATCTTGAACCGGATGCGCTTACACGACAGGCTGGCTGGAAAATTGGCGTCATCACTCCAGCCGTTTGTGGAAACCGTTCCCAAGGAAACCCACGGACTTGAATCCTGGGCATTGTCTATCTGGTAGTAGAGCGTCGCAAATTGCTGGGAGGCCACCATGCGCTCACACTCAGCCTTCCAGTAGAAGAGCGCCTTTGGCATGTCCACGAAGTTTCCAGGCAACCAGGAAGAAATCAGATAGTCGTCTGCCCCCGTGTCGAATAGATAAGTGTTGTCGTCTTCGGGGTTGCGCCCATCGGTGAAACGGAAGTAGCCTGGAGCGTAAGGTGAACTCTGGAAGAACCACCATAGGATGGATCGATTTAGGCCCGCCATCCACTCAACGACGATAACGTCGGGCCTATCAGCATGCCCCCCTTTGGTATGGTAAACAAGACGGCGGTCTCGTTCTGTCACTTCCAGTAGGTAATATCCGTAGCCGGGATAGCCAGGATTGCCAACTACCATATAGAGAGGGGTTCCAGGAGCAGATGTTAGGCCGTGGACAGAACCATGCAGTTGTGGCGTCTTCGGGAAACGATAGCGGGGGTGCCAGTCCATGCGGACTTCGCCTGTCTCCATGTTGTAAGCCATAAGGTTCATAGAATCCTGGCTCACGCCGGCCACAATCCAGTTGCCCCAGGTGGTGAAGATGCGCCCATTATTGTCTGAGGGGGCGGTTTTCAATGAGACGATGCACTCCGCTTCGCCACCGGTAGAGTAGGCATGGAGGGCGTAAAGCCCATCATCCTTGAAGACCCAAACTATGTCTCGTTCGGCAAAAGCCTCATTCACATCATAAGAAATATCTCCTGCCGTAAGGGAGAGCCAATTAGTCAGGGTCGTTTCGGTTGCGTCCTCATTGGCATAGACCTGGTTGTTAGCGCCAACAAAGCAATAGACGACCTTCCGCAAGACAACAAACCGATAGACCGCTGCGTTGAAGACAGTGTTATGACTGACAGCGGTGTTGTCGTAGGGGTCAGTGTAGATGTGAAAGTAGTTCTGGCCTTCCCATTGGACAAGCAAGTTGTTTCCAAACACAACTGTGTGACTGATTACGCCTGCCGCCTCGTGCTCATCCCATAACACCCACCACTTGTTTGCGCTATCCCACTTATAGATAGCACCGCCGGCCCCCTCAAAGACCGATCCACTCCAAGTCACCTTGTTTTTGTGTGGCCCGTCCAGCCCCGCTCCCACAACTCCGTTGATATAGGACATTTGTATCTGGGGCGAAAGGATGATGTGCCCCTTGGTGGCCTCACATCCGGTGCTTAGGTAGTAGCCATTCCAGGTCTCGGGCCGCTGGGGGTCCACCTCGTAAATGCCACAGCCGGCCCCGAAGTCAGTTAGGGCGGGCACCCACTCCTGGGAGGGCGGGAAGTCAAAGTATGACGCTGCTCCGGGCCGCGCCGCCTCAGACAACCCAGGGGCCTGATCGAGACGCCAAGCGACACTACCCTTCCCGTCTCGGGCCAGAAGCGCCTTGAGCGTGGGGAGTCCGGCCCCGCTTAGTTCAATGTCGTGACTAGTGGACACTTAATACCCCAACACAAACGGAATAGACTGTCGTTTCATCCCAAAGTCTCTTTCGGCTTGAGCAATCATGCGGGCAATATCTTCTTTGCCCAAGACCGACTTGGGGGGAACAACTTGGTTTGCCATGATCTCCAGAGCGCGAGCGATGATGATGCGTTCCTTGCCCCGCTCTACCGTCACCCTATCTGTCTCTGCAATTAGGGCCGGAATCACTGTGCCACTGGAGTCGGTGCGGAGGGTATAACCCGTGCCTATCAACCGGATGGAGACGCTAGTCCCAGGCCAGTCAATAAGCTCAAAGTGCGTCCCATTGCCCACCGGACGGAAACGAAGGTCGCTCCAGGCGTCGGTAGAACTGAGGCGATACTGGACTTGGCGCAGGTCTTTTATCCAACTGTCCACACTATTGACGGTGCGGAAGCTGTATTCGTAGACGCCCTGAATAAGGGCAAGGTCGTCATTGGCTATCTCATAGAAGAGATAGTCGTAAGAAGCATCAATCGCCTGGTCAAGGATGCCCCGAACCATGCCACTGGAGAACATGCGCTCTTGGTTGAAGGAAGTCAGCCGGTAAATATCATTGTTGCCCCAGGTGCCACGAGCGGGCACCAGTGTGGCCGTGGTAGAAGGAAGGCTCCAATTGGTGACTACCTGCTGGAGTCCATCGTTGGCTCCCGACAATCCTTTAATGAAGTGCTCATCCCAATAGCTGGTAGACTCATACCGCTTGGTGTCTACCAACGTGGTGGTAGTGCCTCCTGTGGCTGTCTCCTTGGCCCAACGCCCCATTATCTGTGCTACAGCATCTATGAGGTTGGCCGCTGTATGAGTGGCAAACCCATCATCGGGAGCCGTGATAACTGCAACGCCACCTGAAACTACTAGCATTTCTTAATCTCCAAACAACTGGAAATAGACCGTCAGACCGGTTGCGGCCCAGGCCGGGCTTATTTGTTCGGCCAAGATGCGGGTATGAGTTTGCGCTGCCACTGATGTTCCGGCCCCACCAGTCTTGTAGGATCGGAGTTTAGCGACTGTATTGACGGCGGTGGTGGTGACTCGCCAAGTTTGAGCCACAGTCGCCCGTACATTGGTGTCCAGGGAATATGAACTATCTCCCGTTCCGGCGCTAAATGAAGTCGCAATCCCCCGAAGTTCCGCCAACTGTGTTTGCGAAACTCCGGCCACGCTGAGAACCCCCAACAGCGTCTCGCCTGGGTCGCCAATGTCGCTGAGGTCGAAAATACCCGTAATGTCATAAACCCCAGGTTCGGCCAGGGTAAGAGTCGCCCCCACAACGTCCTGTTCGGCTCCCGTCAGGGTGAGGTCGGCGCTGGCCGTGGCCTGTTGCGAAATCGGGTCTTGTTTGGCATTGGCAACGATGGCCTTCTTGTCGGTCGCAATCTCCTGAATCTGGGCATCGCACAGCACCCCGTCCACGTGAACTCCCCAGAGGTTGCGGTAGAGAGCGGGACTGGTGCGGTTGCGGTTGGCCGTGGGATAAGTTGCCGCCATTGTCTTGCGAGTCAATGCGGCAACATCGGCCCCATTGCCCTGTTGGGCTGTCTCTGCATTAGCGAAGTTCCCCGAGGCCGAACTGAGAATCACGAAGTCCGTCCCCGCATATTCGATAACCCCGAGAGCCGCCGAAGTCGCTCCCAGAATAGAGCCCGTCCCCGAGAGGACTCCGTTGTCGGCCACGGTGTAGGCGTTGACCAGGTTGCCCGTCATGGTGACGACGTTAGTCCCATAGTTGATGCTCAGGATGGTCAGGCTCTCGGTGGCGTTGTCATCAGTGAGAGTTACAGTCTGTCCCGCGCAGAACACCGTGGCGTCAGCCACCTCCACATCGGGCTGTCCGTCAGCGGCATCAGCCGCCAGGAGGCTGGAGATGGCCCCAACCGAGAAAGTGCCCGTTATCACTCCCGACAGGGCCAGCATGGTAAGGGCAGAGTCAGCCCACAGGGTCGCCTCCTGGCGCTCGGTGTTTTGCTGGTAGGTTCTCATTAGAGTGCCCACCGTGAGGTGCTAAACCTCGTTACTGCGGCGGTGGGAGAGGCAAGCAACTTAAATATCTTGCCCTCGCCCCCAGTGAAGGAAATAGCTTGCCCAGTGTTGTATTGGTGCCCGTTGGCTACATCTTCAAACCAAGTCAGGGGTTCGGTGCCAGTCAAGGTTAAATCGGCAGCGTTCACGCTCCGGTTAACGGCCACGGCGTAGTAAGTCGAATCGTTGACAAAGGTGGAGGCGTTGTTGCTACCATCGACTGTTACCTGGTCGGTGGTCTTAGACCAGGCAAGGAGCAAAGCCTTCAGGCTTGGAATCAAGTCACCAAGATTTGCGACTTCATTAAACAAATCAGTTTCATATTTAAGCCCATTGGAGGTATTACCGCCTTCCCAGTCATAGATGAAAAAACAGAAACCTTTTGCGCCTTCTTCCAAGGCGAGCCAAAACTGCATCCTGATTTCAGCCACAGTGGGAAGCCGCAAGTGCCAGGATTCCGACCCATCCCCAACATCATGCCCCTGCATCATGGCCCAGTAGGGGGCGGATGGGTCGAGGTCGTCCACCGTGTTCCGAATGTAGGTTACAATGTCGGTTCCGCCCGGGCTTAGGTCTCCAGGAGAGTTCCCTGTCTCGCAAGGATAGGTATGGAGCACCAGAATGTTGCCATTGATGAAGTTGGCCGTGGGGTCAACGTCCCCAATGAGGCCAGGGAAGGCCAGCCAAGTGGGGGCATACTGGTTGAAGGCTATCCGCATGGCCCGCACTTGCTCGGCTCTGGCTAACGATGGTTCATCATCCAGCACCACGGCAAAGATGCTGGACTCAGCGGAAAGAATGTCTATCAAGGGTTCGGCAATGACGTGGGCCTGGGTTACGGTGTAGGGGCCTATATCGTAATAGCTATCCCAAAGGTCTCCCTCAAACGACATGACCACCTTGATACCTTCGGCTTCTGCTGCATCCAACAGGTCAGCAACATTAGCGCCCTCGGCTGAGGTGTTGTTCAGAGAGATGGTGTTGATGTTGTGGGCCACTAGATCGGCTACAATAGTGGCGGGACTACTCAAATACGAGGCGTTCATAAACATGGCGAAGGGAACAAAGGTCTGGCTGGTTTGAGCAGCGCCTCCAGTGTAGGTTCCCGTCAGTTTGGCAGCGTTAGCCGCTTCATTGTCGTAGTCGTAAATCCGGCGCTGGGTGTTGTCGGGGCCACCGTTGTTCTTGACCACAAGCATGAGCCGATTGTTTGGTTTCCAATTTGCATCGGCTAGCACTTCGTTGCCAATGGCTGATATGTCTGGAGATGGGTAGAACTCGCCTGTGCTCCAAGCATCTGGCTCCCAGTCAACGTAGGCGGTGGTGAGAGTAAGGGCTTCAAACTCGGTGGCATCGGCGGGTAGAGCCGCTTCCGCATAAGCTGGAAGCACCCCATAAATGCGAAGAACTACAGCATCGCTTTGGTTGCCAAAGGAGCACAGTTGCAAGTGGAGGTCAGAGAAGGTAGCCCCTTGACCGACAGACGGCTTGAATATATAACCCGTCTCTTGGTTGACACTATCCCACTTGCCAACATATTGGTGGCTCAGTTGATAAGAGCCGATGCCTTGGTAGTCATCGTTGTTGTTACTGATTTGAAGGGCTAGACTGCTCATCGTCTTGCCGCCCATCGGGTTGACTCTTTGCGCTCTACGTTCTGTTGGTAGGCCCTCACGCTATGCTCCCCCAGAACCGCGCCATAACAAACAGAATCAGCATCCGCGACGCGTAGCGATAGACGCTCCCCTTAAACGTCTCTGCGGGGGCCGATGCTGCCGAAGACAGCCATACCCCTTGAAAGACTAGGAGATCAGAAGCCACGTTACCCCGCTCCCCGCCAATGCCCCCACAATGGACAGAAGGATGGCTTTCACCGCGTCCAACTTGCGTTCAATTACTTTGACCACCTTGGGTTCCAATAGAAACGCCTCTTCTGGTATGCGCTCATCGGCCCACTTAACGTAGAGCCGACGCATCTCCGCAACGATGTCCCGCTCTTCTCCTTTGGTCGTGGCATTCTGGCGGCGCTCCTTGAGTTCTCGGAGTTGCCGCAAAACGTCTTGCTGTATGTAGGTGTAATCGTCCATTTAGGCTGTATCCACAGAGATGATCGGGTCAGCGGCAGCATCGGTCGTGACTGCCTGGGTGAATAGTGAAGTCGCATCATCGGTCTTGTAGACGGTGAGCACCCCCGCTGCTATTGCCACTTTGTTGACTAGCTTGGCGATGGCCCCCAGGAGTGTCCTACCAGATGCCCCCGCCTCTCCGTTGGCTATGGGTTCAGTGAGAATGTCCACCACGCCAGCGGAGGTGATATTGGAGACGGACACAGTATCCACAGCAGGATCGAAGTAGTTGGCTGCTACCAATGTCCGAGCCTCAAACTCGGCAACCGTGGGAAGGTCGGCAATATCGGCGCTTAGGCTAGCACCTACCGCTGTCCCCAGGTTGTCTCGAACCGCCTCCAGGCTGTCGGTTGCCTGGTCATAGGTGAAGCTGCCCGGCGTCTTAGTGAGCAATTCGTGGAACACGCTCCCCACCGTTGGGGGGGCCGCCCCGTCTATGTCAGAGTCGGCGTTAAGCAATTCGTCAAGTCTCTGGGCAACTAGGGCGTCGTCTACCTCAGACTGCACTTCGGCATCCCATGAGGCGTTCCAGGGGACAGCGGAAAGGCTTGCGCCATTCGCTCCTATGCGCACAAATGAATCCCCCGTCTGGTTGAGTGATGCCAGAGTGAACACTGGAGCCGCAACATCTAGGAGTTTCTTAAACCCAGCCGACAGGTAGCCACCTACGGTTTCAGTAATGGCCGTCCCCAGGATCGCAACCAGGTTGACGCCCAGTTTGGTGGTTCCACCGGCATACCCCGTCCCGTCAAACATCAACTCGGCGTTGTCCGCCGCCGTGGTATCTCCAGAGATAGAGACCACGTCCACCCCTAGCTTTGCTGTCCCACCTGCGTAACCAGTTCCGTCAAACATGAGTTCGGCATTATCAGCAGCGGTAGTGTCACCCGATATGGCGACAACATCGACGCCAAGTTTCGCGGTTCCCCCAGCGTAGCCGGTTCCATCGAACATATCCTCTAGGTTGTCCTGGAGGGTGCCGTTGTCCACCATGACGTTGTTCATGCTAGCCTTGCGAAATCCGATAGTCGGACCCCTCCAAGGGAGAACTCCTGTTGCTACGCCAGTGATCCAACCAAAGCCCTCGGTATCATTGTTGGCCGATACTCCGCCAGTATTAGGTATCTCGATGGCATACATGCCCTTGTCAGCAATGGGCTCAGACCAGTCATAAACGCCGCCCGTGGTTGGAGTGATAGCAACACCTGTAACGACTCCCGCCGTGGTGACGAAGTTCCAGGTCACGGCTATCCCCGCGCTGTTGTAGACGACAGCGGTTTCAATCGACTTGAAGTCGGTGTCATCAAGCAGGGGGAGAATGTTGACTGGAATAATTACGGAAGTGTCTACATCACACCAGATGTCAGGCACGTGAACCTCCTTGACCTATCACACTAGGTGTGATATAATGTTGGCATAATACAATAGGAGAAAACAGATGAACCAGAACAATGAGCCAAGATGGATAACTGACCTTCGGGGGTATAGATATGCCAAGGTGAGCGGCCATCCAAACGCGAACAAGAACCACTATATCTCTGAGCACCGCCTTGCAATGAGCAATCATCTTGGGCGACCATTGGCCCCCAATGAACTTGTTCACCATATCAATGGAGATAAGTCTGACAATAGGATAGAAAACCTTGTCCTCATTACGAGGTCTGCCCATGTTGGCGAGCATATTAGGGGTGAGAAACACCCCCTTTGGAAGGGTGGGGCTGCTATTGTTCAATGTAATCAATGTGGCAAAGAGTTTCCTGCAAAGGCTCACAATCGTAACGATACGGCGAAATTTTGTTCCCGCAAATGCTATGCTGATAGCATGCGCGAGAATCCGCGTATATGCCTTATTTGCGGAAAGGAATACCAGCCTCCGAACGGGAAGGTTCCGAGTAAGTATTGCTCCAGCCCTTGTTTCCAGATGAGCCGTAAGAGCTAGTTTCCAAATGTCAGGCATTGTTAGCTCCTATTGCTGTGCGTAGGCATACCAGGGTTTGCCGCCTCCGCCCCCCGCCGTAAACTCGACATGGAGCTTGGGGGCAAGGGTTGTATTGTGGTCGTAAGTCCTGACCCCTCTATTTGAGGAATCCGAGACTATACTTCCAGCCCGGTCTCCACAGAAGAACCCCATCGCATTATTTTCAGCAAAGCCCACACGGTCAACAATTTCTTGGATGCAAGTTGCAATGCCTGGAGTGTTATACCACGTATCAGCCGAAAAGTTGCCTGGAGTCCAGGCAACGCTAGCTGTTGTTAATGCCCTACTGTCGTAATCAGTGCGGTCAGCAATAGCCCCTGGGTTGTCAGCGTCTTCGCCATATATCAGTACGGGAACGGTATTAGAAAAGTTTCCACTACTATAAAAAGAAAGATATGTGTTACTGGTAATAGCCGCTCCATTAGAAATAGCCACTGTCGTAAAGCGGGAGGCATTTTCTTGCTTGTTGTAGGTAGAGTTCCACCGACCAAAGTAAGTAGCAGTATCAGTTTTGTCAAAACCCGTGGTGCTCCAAATGTAGCAATCATCTGCCCCAGCCCCCACCTGCTCATCAACCGTGGTGTCCACCATGAGGGGCCACACCCTGGCAGCATCCTCAATCCAGGCCAGGGGGACTCGGTGGAAGACGTTTAGACTCTGCCCCGAACGTTTGAACCAGAAGGCCCCGAGAACCTGCTGGCCTGCTGAATCCCAAGAGCGGGGTAGGTTAAACCACCAGAGGACTTGACCGGTGGTGATTAGGCGGAACTCTACCAGCCCCGACGTGGCTCTGTCAGCATGGCTGCCAGTGTCCCACCGTGTCCCGTTGACCCAGATACCAACGCCAGACGAGCGCCGGAAGGTCAGTTGTAGCTCCAGAGACGGGTTGCCGCCCGACCGGATAGTGGCGTTGGCTGTGGGCAGAGAGGCCAAGGAATCGATGGTTAGGAGTTTCTCCAGCCTTGCGGTCTGGGCTTCCCAACTGAAGTGCCGGCCCGTTCCGTATCCGTTGGGCCATGTGGCCTTGTCGCCACTGACAACGGCGTCGATGGCATCGGGCACCGAGATGAACTGAATCTGGCTGAGGTCGTTAGTCCACTGGAGGTTCTGAGGGTCTAGTTCGACATACTCACCAGTGGCGGGGTCGGTGTAACGGCCAACAAAAGCAGCGTCAAGGCGAGACTGGAGATAGGCGTTGAAGCCCGCCTTTTCCATCCGGTAGTTGAACGGCGCAGGCGCTCCCCCAGCAACCCAATCGGTGTCCACCTCCTGATCAAGCGCAGGCCCATAATGCCACCGTCCACCGACCTGAGCGTCGAACATGAAGCGGTTGGGGTCGGTAGGGTGCCTGTGCTTGATATGCCCACGGCCACGTTCGACAACGACGGCACCAGGCCACCATATCTGAGCGGCTACGCGGGCAAGAAGGGCTGGGTTAGCCACTTACGCAGCCACCACGTTGGCATCGGTTGAAAGGGGCATCCAGTAACACGCCACCCTAATAGCGCCCCCATTTACGGCAGCTGTCCCAACGGTCATAATGATGCTGTCAGTAATGGCGATGTCCTTGAGGGCAGAGGGAGTGGCAATTCCGTTGGCGTCCGGGGTGGCGTCCACCCAGAACTCATTGGCGTCAATGTTAACAGCGTTGGTGGCTGCTATGAATAGGTCGGTATCACCAGTGACACCCAAGGCCAAGGTCGCGCTGCCCGGGGCGGCCTCTTCCAGAAGAACCGTGCAGAAGGGCACCATAATCGCCACCAGGACTTCGCCGGTAACGGTGTAGAGTGGAACGGCCCCCACTGCGCCCAGGTTGGCCGCTCCGGTGAAGGTGATGGTCTTGTAGACGGGACCTTGAAGTTGCCCGCCTAGGGAAACGATGTCTGATACGCCCATCGTTATGCCTCCACCTTGTGTTCTACTGTGAGTGTGCCGTCGCCACCCGTGGCGATAAAGAGGATGGTTCGGATGTCTCGGGCACCAGTTACCTTAAAGGTGCAAGGGGCGATTAAGAGGTTGCCAACCGTGGCCGTGGGTTTGGCGGTAGCACAACGATAGCGGACATTGCCACCTTCGAGGGTGTATTCGCTCTCCACGACGCCTTCGGGGATTCTGCCCGCTGTGGGGCCGATAGCCGTAGTGGATACGGTAATCTTCTCGAAGGGCCGCACATAGACAGGGGTGTCATCGGCGTGAGTAGCAGCGGTGGTGTCGTTGTAGGGGCGAGTGTCTACCGTGAGGGTGTTGGTAGCGATGTTTGTTACCAACATCTCTTCGGCTTCTACACGGATAACGTCTCCGATTTGGAAGTCGGTTCCGTCGTCAACATTGATGCCGGTCTCCGATATGTCCAGGGCTTCATTCAGAAGCGAGCCACTGAGCACAAAGGGGCCAGTGACAAATACATTGGTTCTTACACGTTGTCCAGCCATGCGCCTTTTACCTCCATCCGCCTTGACGCAGCAAACTTATGTTCCCCAGGAGGGGGAACGTTCCCCCTCCTGATGTTTTGTTTTTAGGCTTCAGCCACCGTCACCGCCAGGAGGCCGGAAATGCTCGCATCGGGGTTCGGAGCGAACATATAGGTGAGAACGTCACCCACAGCGGCAGCATTGACGACCAGGTTGTTGCGACCCCGGAAGACAATCTGGTGCCCAGCGGCGGTGCAGTTGTCGTCGATGGCCTGGGTTAGCTGAGTTGCATTCTGTTGGAAGAGGCAGTTCTCAAACCATATTGCCCAGGGGACAACCGTAATGTCGGCGTCAATCCGAACATGGCAGTGGGTGGCATCGTAGCCCCAGGAAAGGAACTCGCAATCGATGAACTTGTTCCGGCCTGGAACAGCCGCCCCATGACACCAGAGGCCATAACTGGCGGCAGTGCGAGGGTTGGTAAACTGGCCGACGGTGCAACGCACGAAGACGTTCTCTGAGCCACCCAACTTGAGACTGTAGGAGGCGGCGTCGGTGGCGACCGGGGACATGAAGAAGATATTCTCGAAGTAGTTGCGTAGTCCAGTGATGGCTACACACCCAGCCGCCGACCCCGCAGCTTTCTCGTTGGAGAACTGGATGTTCTTGAAGATGCAACCACTAGCCGAGATGGTTACAGCAGGAGTGACCGCAATAGCAGCCTGAGTCACTATGCGGCAACGCTGGCCGAGGCCGTAGAGTTCCGAACCAACACCGATTAGGTGGGTATAGTTCTTGCTCCAGGTGATGGCCGCCGCAGGGTTATCAGCGGTGGCCCGCGCGATGAAGGCCACCACGTCGTTTTGGTTTGCTGTGCAGCGAGCGTACGCCTCCTCGACCCCAATGTAGGGAGCACCAAGACTACCATCGCCAGTAGCGGACCCATTCACGGTATCCACCCAGAAAACGTCCCCGATAGGATGCTCTAAAATGTTCGATAGGTCCGCTATGCTCTTTCCGGCATTCATAAAGTACCGGAGTTTGGTGTTCATACCAGCCATTTCGTGTTATTCCTTCCCGGTTTCGGGGGCGGGAGGCCGCCCCCTACGTCCCGTAATTGTGCCGTCCTTCCGGCTGTATTTAGCTGTAAGCCTCACTGAGGCCCTGGAGGTAGAGCATGCTCTTGGGGTTCACGACCGACATGGTGTAGGCCCCGAACAAGTTCTTTTGGGTAGCCAACTTGGAGATTGGCTTCTCTTCCTGTTTCCACTCCATGCCCTGAACGGCGTGAATCTTGATGTCGGGCAGGCGCAGGAAGTAGAGGTATCCGGTCTGCACGTCAGGGTCGGCAACCAGTTCGATGTCGCCGTAGGGGGTGTGAATGGTGTCGATGTTGATGCCGGCCACTCGGTCGCTGCCATTCCGATTGAAGGAGTTCAGCGCAGCGTAGACCTTGGCGACGGCCTGCTTCATGGGGTAGGTGCACATGATGGTGGTGGGCATGAGCCGGTTGCCCGCAGCGGTTATGATGTCCTCGAAAGCGGTGTTGATAAACAACTCCGACACGGGGTCACTGGAGTAGGCGGTGTCACTGTTGCCCCTGGAAACGAAGGTCTTGAGTCCACCCATGACACCGGAGACAGAACCGGATGTAAACTGAGCCCGGACGCCACGGTAGATTTGCTTGTTCAGGTCGGCGCGGCAGCTAACGAGGGCGTCAATGATCATGTCCTGCAACTTGGTCGTTCCGCCGTAGTTATCCATAGCCTGCGCTACGTAGGTTTCCTCGTAGGAGTAGAGGAAGGTCTGAATCCAGTTGTAGTAGGCCGTGGCATCCAGGTAGCCACGAGCAGTGATGGTAGCGGTTTCATCCTGGGCATTGGTAATCTTCTCCCAGGCAACACCTGTAAGGTGCTCCACATCAGACGACCCCATGACGCCTCGACGTATGGTGAGGGAGTCGGTCGATACAGCCGTAACCTGGATGTACTCGCTCTCAACCAAGATGATGTCACCAACACCCAAGCTGTTTCCCTCGCCGGATGCTACCGACTCAGTGGTGGACGCTGCCTCCCAGGTACCAGAGATGGTGCCGGAGCGAAGATGGACGTTCTTCTGCATCCATTCGAGCTTGCCCGAAATACCCGTTACCGGCTCGCCCTGACTAAGCAGGTTCAAGAGAACATGCATCTTGGGGTCGAGCGTGGGAAACACATCAAGCACTTGACGCCGCATCGGGTCGGTATCGCCAAGGCTCGTTAGAGTCCCATAGTCACCAGCCATTGTTTAATTCCTCCGCGCCCTTAAAGGGCGACTATTTTTTCTTTCTGAGTTGTTGGAGTTGCTTGTAGTCGGGGTCATTCAGCAACCCGTGAGGGTCGCCAGGGTGTCTTGCCTGGATTTCCTCCAGAGAGATACCACCGCCCCCACCACCTGTTGATGTTGACACAGCCCTGGCCTCGGCCAGTTCTGCGACGTGGGCTTTTGTCTTTTCCTCAAACTCCTTGCCCAGGTTGTCAATCTTGTCCTTGAGTTCCTTTAATTGGGAGTCATAGGACTGCTTGACCGCATTGACGTGGAGCTTTGGAAGTTCCTTACGTGCGCTTACCCGCAGGCGCTCCAAACCCTTTTCCACCACATCCGCCTGCTCTTTCGGGGACATTTGCTGCATCTTCTCGGTGCTGGGCAAGTCAAGAGCTATGTCCAGATTCGGGATAGCGGCGGTAAGGGCGACCAGTATATGGTCGGGGCGTTCGGCCAAGAGTGCGGCCTTTAGGTCGGTCGGGTCTTTCAGGACGCCTAATGCCAACACATCGTCGGCAATGTCCTTAATCTCGCTGCCAATTTGGGAACCAAGAGACTGTAATCGAGTCTCCTGAATGTCCCGCTCAACAGCGGATCGAGTCCGGCTCTGAACCTCGGCGGTATACGCCTCTTTGTCCTCGTCCGTCATTATGGATTCGAGGTACTTCTGTTGGGCCTCTAGTCGGGCCTCAAACCCTTGGCGGGCTTTCCGCTCTTCGGCTCTGCCTTGTTCGGCTCGGGTGGTTCTGGCCTGGAAGTCCTTGATTCGCGATTCCCAGTCAACTTCTTTGACGAGGGGCGTATCAGACTCCGCTTTGGTTTCGCCTGGGGTTACTTCGGGGGCGTTCTCCGTCTGCTCAGGGGCCTCAACCGCTGATTCCATAATGGGGGCGGCTTCTGGCTGGGTCTGCTCGGACGTACCCGCTGTGTCCTCGATTGTCACGTATTCCTCCTGCTTAAAATAGAAAAAGGCCACGGAAAATATCTCCGTGACCTTGCTTCGTCACTTTCTCTGCTATTCGATTGTTAAGGTTATCTATCTACAGTGTAACATATACACAGTAAACGTCTAGGGTAAACGTGCGGAGACTACTTCATCGCCAGCACTTCTTTTTTCGCCCTCTCGCGGCCATAACCTAGAACGGTGGAGATCAACTTTTTCCTTATCTCCGGTGTCCCCTTACTCCAGTAGGGGCTATTAAACGCCTTCGTCAATTCATCCTTGCCATATTGCCAAGCTAGACGTTCATACTCAGCCCTTTGCTGGAGCGTCAGGGGCTTTTTGTTAATCTCGTCACTCACCACTGGCGCATTCATACCCAACTCTACTACTTCCGGTATCTTGGCCCAGTCTGCCTTCACAGCGTCAACCGAGTCAGTGAAGGTTTTGTAATCCTTTGGCTCCAGATACTTTCTGAGGTTCATCGGGATGCCAGTGTCACCAGGGTCAAGTAGCGCCTTGACCTCTGGCGAGGACTCCAACTGGAGACGCTGGACTGGCGGGAGGTCTTGCCACTTCTGAATCTTGCCACCCGTAGCGTTCTTGGCTACAGCGTCGAACTTGTCCGAGACGGTTTGGTAGGCCCCAATAGACCCACCGAAGAAACTCACAGGAGCGGAAATGGCGGCTCCAACAATGCCCATCTCCTGCCATGCCTCATACATGTCCTGTGGCAGAAAAGGCACATAATCCTTGGCGATTCTCTTTAGTCGCTCTTCCCAAGTATCAATCTTGTTGCCTAGCGCATCTTCGCCTCGAAGTAGGTCTACCCCCTCACTGGCGGCGGGAGAGAGTTTCGTCCCAAAGAAGTTTTCCAACAGCACCTCAAGACGGTTAACATCTACAATAGCGCCACCCCGTGACTTCTTCTGTCCTGTGAGCATCTGAGCCGCATATCTTATCAGTGGGGCATAGCCACCCAAGAAGTCGATACTCAGTGCTCCATACCGAATCTTCCCAAAATCAGATGAGCGTGGGTCCCATTCCACTTCTACGCCTGGAACCTGATCCATGACCGCTAAAACAGTGGCGCTACCCATTACAAAGCCGCCTAAATCCCTACCCACCGTTGAGCGAAGGGCGGGATTCTTAAGGATTATCCTAGTAGCCAGATAGGGAACCTCAAACCGTGAAACAGCAAACCGGGGGGCAAAAAACAAAGCGTTAAGCCACTGATTGTTTGCCTTGAGGAAGTTGCCCATGCTGCCCCGACCTGTAGTAGCATTGGCCCACTGCGCCAAGCGCTGAATATCCTCTTTGGTTTTTCCAGTTGCCTGGACAAGCTCGTCTAGGTTGCTGAACTTCCGCTGGCCCACCTCGACCGCTGCCCGCACATCATCGGGCAACCAGCCCATTACCACGTCATCTGCTCTGCCACCACGAAGTTTATTCCCAGCGACAACATAGCCACGTTCTGATTGTTTCACCCCAGGTATCAGGCCCGCCCAAGAAGTCATAAACGTTTCTTCTTGTTGTGAGAGTTTTCCCCAACGATCTAGGTATTCTAGGCCCGCCTCTTGAAGCGGCTTGTGCAAGGGCCGAGCGAAGTAAGCTCGGTCGGCAGCGATAGCGGCATCCTCAGAGCGTAGAGCTTGCAAGCTGGCCTTGGCGCTGGCCCGCCATGCCTTGTTGTCGCCCCAGAACCCAAAGATGCCCTGCCGTAGAAGGAAAGAATCATCCCATGTTGCTTTCAAGGCACGTGGAAGACCGATGACATTCAAGAAGGTATCCCACTTGCTGGGAGGCAATAAGCTGTTGACATCCCTCAGTAGGGATTGCGCCGCTCGCATTTGGTCATACTCATCAGTGATAGATAGGAGGGCCTGAGCCCTGTCAAGAAACGACTGAGCTAACTCTTCGGGCATCTCCACGCCAGCAGCCTTGAAACGACTCTTGGCAGTGCGAATGGCGTCCCTTTCTACATTTTTGAGTCTTGCCTTGGCAACCCGTAGTTCCTCGTCAGTCAGGTAGGCCAAATCCTTAGCTCGCTGTTTCGCCGCCGCCACTACCTTGCGATTGGCGAGCAGGGTTTCTCTGGCCTCTTTCACGGGGTCGAAGTTCTTAATTTCGTCAACCAGTGCACGGATGGCATCGGCCTGCTCCGCTTCTGGAAGACTGTTTAACGCCTTGGCTCTCTCTAGGAAATCGGTTGCCATGTCTTCGGGGAGTTCGGCTCCATGTTTGGACAAGACAGCTTTCGCCTGACCAATGGCCTTGCGGTCGGCCAGAGAAGGTGCGCCAGCGCCCGTTTTTCGGGACTGCGCGTCTATGAGGGCTTCCAGGTCATTAGCCGCTTGCCTTGCCTCTTGGCGCACCCTGGCCTCGGCATCCGCTATCGCCCTCTTACGGGCCAACTCCTTGGCTACGGGGTCATATTCCTTGATTCTGTCAGTTAGTTTAGTCAAAGCCACTGGCTGTTCCGCCTTGGGTAGTCCTCGCATATTGCGGGCCTCGGTAAGTAATTCTTCGGCCATGCCCTGTGGCAATTCAATATCAGTGCGGCGTAGAATGTCCTTTACTCTGGCAACGGCAAGCCGGTCTATTGAGTTCAACTGCTGAAAGACATTTCGTGCCGTGCGGTCTATCATTTGCTCCAGGTCAGCCGCTTGTTCCTTCAAGAGTCTTGGTGAAGGCTTGAGAACGCCACCCATGACATCGCCAGCCCTAACTTCGGGAAGTTGGCGCACTTCCTCTATCAAGTCCATGAGAGCTTTCGTTCGCTCTTCGCCTGCTAACCCGTCAAGGGCCGCTGCCCTATCAAGGAAAGAGTTAGCGGTTTCAATGTCCATCTCCGCTACAGACTGTTTCAGAATGGCCTTGGCCTTTATAATAGCCTGCCTGTCCGCTGGCGTTAGGCTTGCCTTGACCTCTCGAACTGAATCATCTATCAAATACTCCAAGTCCCGGGCTCGTTGATTGCCCCTGGTGGTGGGTTTACCAGCCACGAAGTCCGGAGTGGCCGCCTCTTCAACGTCCTTAACCCTCTTTCTTGCCTGGGTTACTTTGCGTTCTGCCTCTGCCACGGCTTCACCAGCCGCTTGAGTCTCTTTCCTGACCATCTCTTTCTCTGCGGCCTGACGCATACGCTTCGCAACCGTGGGGCCTTGCCCCTTCTCAATTGCCTTCTTGATAATCCGGTTCATGTAGACAAACAAGCCTTCGGGGGTGAGTTTGTCAATAGTTGACGCTAGTTGGACGGACTGAGCAGAGGAAGTCAGTCGCTCCGCTATGTGGCGGCTTAGTTCGTAAAGCTCTTTGGTGTTCTTCTCGGTGGCGGCACGACGCATAAGGACGATACCCTGAGCCATCGTGTCAACCATCGTGTCGGGGTCGAGCGGGTCATCGGCCATCACCCTGGCCCTGGCTGCAACTGCATCCTCGTCCACAGCTTTAGCGGCGGCATCCAATGTTCTCTTGTTTGTGATGGGGCCGTAAAGAACGGGGTCTTCGTCGTAGAGTTTTCGCAACACAGGATCGCCCATTGGGGACTCGGCGGTATGGGTTGCAAATCCTCGTTCAGGCAATCCCTCATCAGGGGGCACCCCGCCAGGCACTTCTCCCGCAGGAGGCCCCGGTGGTTGACGAGGCGGCGCACCACTAATAGGTGGCTCCATACCCGCTTCCGTGCCGGGGGCAGGCGGCTCTGTACTGACTTCTGCGCCGGGCGGCGGTGGCTCTTGCACCTGTTCTCTAGCACGAAGAGCATCTTCGGATAATTGTTGCCGTCGCGCCATCTCTTCGCGGATTACTTCGTCGGAGACTTCTGCCCGAGGGGACAGTTTAATGGGTGGCACTTCGCCCTGGGGCGCTTCGGGCAACACCCCTTGCCCTGGCAACGGCTTGGCCCGTTCTCTAGCCAGCAACGTCTCTTTGTCTACCAGCCCAGGCGCTTGGCCCTCGGTGCCCCTTGCCTTGCCAAACTCTTCTAACATCCGGCCCTGAGCACCCTCTGGCCCAATTCCAGGGAGTCCAGTCTGGACACTGGTGGACGGGGCCATATCGGGAGCCATCCAATTAGTAATGGCGTCCTCTATCTGCTGAATCTGGCCCTTGAGTTCAGAGTGTTGTTGTGTGAGGCCGGAAAGCTCGCTTCTGGCGTTCTTGGCAATTCCGGCTCGGCCACCAGTAGGACGGTAAGTGGAAAGCCAGTTTTTGTAGTCCAACTCCCCAATGGAGTCCCACCAGTCGTCTTCAAAAGGATTGCGTCCTTGACTTTGTGCCAAGTCTATTAACGACTCATCGTTTTTTCCAATGCTAAGGCGACCATACCAAGGGTCTTTAGTGCGGCTAGTAGGTTTGGCTGGCCGAACAACCTTCATCCCTTGTTTGGCGTATTCTGCCATACCCTCGGCTTCGTCAATCCGCCGTTCAATGTCGTCCAGTTCTTCGTAAAGCCCGAAACTACGGTTGATGCCGGCCACGGCCTCATCTTCATCGGCAAAACGCAGGGGTTCAAACTTCTGCGGACGCTTGGCAACAAACCCCAACTGCGGACTGAACGGCCCCATCTCCTCAGCCGCCCTGACACCGGCGCGGGCACCCTTGGCTAGCTGCTCGACCCCCTCTGTTACCACCTTCCCGCCCGCCCTAGCAATAGATGGAGCAACTGAGACAGCGGGGCCACCCAAGGCCCAGGCGGAAGGGGCAAAGAGTTCAGTTAAGAGTCCCTTTATGGGAAAGTTGCGAGTGGCCGGTTCGATAGGACCAAACCCCGGGGTCTCAAAGGTTGGTTCTTGAAGGTTGCGCCAGTTCTCACGGCCTTGCTCCATTGCGACTCCGAGGTCTACACCAGATTCCTTAGCAATGCCTGGAGCCTGAATAGCCGCTGCCACGTTCTCGATGGCGGGCATGGCAATATCTTCCCATTCCTTTTGCTGGGCCTCCATCAATTCTCTGAAAGACGGAGACGGCGGCTCCCCGAATGTATCCCTCTGACCAGTTTCTAAACCAAGAGCCGCTGTCTTCTCTCCAGTCAATAACTCTTCGCCGTAAGCCCCTAAAGCATCTCCAACGTTACGCCCCACCTCACCCGCTGCGCCGCCCAACCAGTTCAGCAATTGTTGCATCGAGTCTGACTGCGCTGCTTGCCTAATGCCAGCGCCCCGCTGAGGCTCCGGTTGCGCCCACTGAGGAGTAGCTTGCTCCGGCCCAATGGCAGCGCCACCCGTAGCGTCTACAGGCCTTCGCTTCCAAAACATAGACCACGGCAAAGGGGTGCTCATGTTATAGTCCTAATCTCATCTGAGCAGGAATCCTACCCGCTCCTCTGCTGGCGTTACAATACCTGTGCGCCACCTGGATATTGTTGTTGAAATGCGGGCCGCCAAGTGAAAGAGGCACAATATGGTCAAAGGATAAATCTTGACTTGCAACCCTTTTGTGGCAGATTCCGCATATCATGCGATCGCGTATCGTAATTTGTTTGTAATCTATTCGTTCGGTAGCCACTCCCATTTTGGCGGCATGGCGACGCAAATTATATTCCTTGACTTTTTCAGGGTTGTTTCTTTGCCATGTTAAACGTCTAACACGACACTTCTCTGCGTGCGCTCTTTGCCATTTAAGATGATACGCACGCACTTTATCCTTGTGTGTTAATCCATATTCCTTCTGGTAAGCCAATTTGGCTTCCCTGTGGGAATAATAATAGTCCTTAGCTTGTTGCAACAACCGTTCTCGGTGGTTTTCCTTATATGCCCTGTCATATGCCAACGCAGTGTCTCGATGTAATTCCCTGTAAGCCTTATCCTTTTCCCTGTTCCTATGGTCGCGTTGCCATTGAGCAGCCTTCTCTTTATCCTTGAATGGCATTAAACATCCTGCCTGGTTTTATTCTAGGCACCCCAGCGTCCCCTCACGGCTTGCCCCGTCGGGATGCGCCGTTTCAACGTGTCAAGAATATCCTGGAAAGGAACACCCTCAGCAGCGTAAGCGCCCCCCATTTGCTCTCTCTCCGTTGGAGTCATACTGGCAAGCGCCCCCAGGTTGGGAAGCCCCAGCGCCGGCGGGCGATACCCTGGGAGAGTGCCACCCTTGAAGGCGGCATTGAACCAAGGGGTATCTTTGACTGAGGCGGGCTGAGGTGCATTCTCTTGCCTCTTTACCGACCAGTCATTGAACTGTGTCTGGACATCTGGACTTTCCAAAGACGAACCGATCCCCGCCAGATGAGTTAGAAACTGAGACCCCAAATCTTCTGGCGCATTAGAGGTTGGAGAACCGGCGGCATTTGGCGTCAGGTTGCTATACATTCCCCTTAGCCACTCAGGGACGTTGCGCCCCGCGCCCGCAAGTGTCTGAATCCCCTCTGGTGGGGCCGAGCCCCGGGGAAAGTCACCTTGCCGCCCCCGACTGGCGTAAGAGTAGGCCGCCCAGTCAGCGGGGTTCTTCTCTAGGCCAGTAAGGTATTGCTCTTCCTGAAGGGCAACCTCTCGCTCTTTCCATTGGTTAGCAATGTTCTTCCACTTCTCGGCAGCCTCGAAATCCCTAGCGTCGGTGGCCTGTTGCCATGAATCTTGCGCTTCTTGCCTGTAATACTGCGCCCAGCCAAGAGCATTGCTGGCTCTTTGTGCATCGGTCATGCCAGCGTCAGCTTTGGGGCTGGTTCGATATTTGAACTCTCCAGTTTCGGGGTCTTGGTAAAGTTCTAGTCCTGACGGCGTGGAACCATAGGGAGTGCGCCCCGTTCGGCTCACTTCCCACATCGAATCAGGGCTTGATTTGCCTAACAACTTCTGCTGGCCTGGCCTGGCTTCTAGATCGCCCATAGCATTCCGTGAGTAGGTAACAGGAAACGAATACAAATCACCAGTCCGGTCATTATGGGCCAACCATGTCCCTGGACTGGCGGTAGGCATGTAACTATAGCCGTCCGTAGTGGGAAAGGGTATAGGCCCGTGATATTGCTGGTCAGGCGCTCCACCTGGTGAAGAGGTGGTATCTCCCCCGTAACTCCACCCTGGAGGAGCGGGGCTAGTCTCAAAGTCCTCTCCAAAAGCTCCCCCAAAATCGTTACCCGTATAGTCGTCTTCAGTGGCATAAGAGGCCAGCCCAGGAGCACGGCGATTGCCCCCTTGTGGAATGTATTCAATGAGTCGCTGCCCCGTCTGATTCATCCAGTCAGTAAGAGATGATGTCTGGACTCCGCTGGGGCCAGGGTTGATAAACATGCCATTGCCGGCGTAGATACCGGCGTGACCATAACCTTCGTTCCCCGCATTGGGCGTGAAGTAAATGGTGTCCCCAGGTTGCATGTTGGCCCAATCGGTGCTTCCCTCTATGGCGTTGGAGGCGGCAATGGCGGAAGGATACTGACCCGAGGTGCCGGCAACGTTTTCTACAAACCTCTGGCAAAGGCCAATAAAACCCCGTGGATTATCTCGCATCAGTTGCTTGGCAACCGCCAGCCGTTGCGGGTCGGCCCCCGCCTGGAGCGCCGCTTGTTCGGCCTGGTTTACCTGTTGCTGTAAAGCCGCCATATCTAACCTCCGGCTCTGCGCCGCCTCCGCTCCATATCAACAACCATGCGGGCCACGCCAAGCTCGCCCTCTTCGGCCACCAGCCGGTCAAAGTCCGCAGGGGTCATCTCTTTGTATTGCTGCATCTGGTCTTTGTTGGACATCTCTTCATAATCGGGGGGCAAGGGAAACCGCTCCAACAACGCCTCAATGATGCGGTCATTCATGTCCATAGCGTATTCTTCGGCTGCCTGATAGGGGTGCTTATCCAAGGGGCACCTGTGGCACCGGCCCCTGTAACATCTGCGCCGTCTGCGCCGGACTGCCGGGGACTTGTCCTTCCATCTGAGGCGGGATGTTCATTCCGCTAGGAGTCTGTTCCAAAGTCTTCTGCATATCAGCCATCGTCTTCTCCAACTCCCCGGGCTCACCCTCTGTCCACCTCTTCGCAATGCGTACCTTCCAGGCGGCGGCGGCGACTTGAGCCCGCGCTTCCACCATTGGGGCGGAGGCGATAATATCCTCACCTCCCCGCCTTACCTGCTGCTCCTGGAAGTCCTCTATCTTAGCGCGGCGGGCATATTCTTCTTTGGAGATAACCCCATCCTGATAGAGAAGGCGAGCGTTGTTGATTTCCAACGCCTCTTGCTGGGGGTTGGTTGGAGTGATAGTAACCCTGTTGGCATACCAACCGTCAATGTCGGCAGCGGAGAGGGTGTAGGAATCCACCTGGAGTTTATACCCACCATCGACGCCGGCTTGTCGATACCGTTGCGCCTGGACAGAACGCTTCTTGTCTTTGCCGCCCGACATCTCCAGAAGCCGAAGGCGCTGTTCATTGGAAACTTCAACCGCAGCAGCGAGAGCGTCCATCGGGTTCTGAATAATCAACCGAGCCGATCCAAGGACATTGACAAACTCGGTGGCCGTGGTCTGCCTTGGCGCAGATTGCCCACCCAAGACAGCGGGAGTTGTCACGGAGTCAATCTCTCCAGAAAGAGAGTTGCTGTAGGCTACCAATTCCCCAATCTTGTCAGGAGGCATGACAAAGGCAGGCTTTTCGTCCCCTGGTTCCATCTCTTTCCATTCATTGGGTAAAGGAGTGGTCATTCCTTTGGGCAGATGCCCAAAAGGCCAAGTCAATGCCCGTCTCTGGTGGGCTATCTCGGTGGTAGTGTAGTCTCGCTCGTCAATGTAAGATTGAATGTAGCGTATTAACCCCACCGCTAGGTTTTGTGGCCCATCGTCCTCTTCGCCAGTAAGTTCAGTGAGGGAACCAAGGCCGGAGAAAGCGGGAACGTAGGGGATAAAACCATATCCGTGTTTGCGAGCATCTATATACTCGTCGGCAGCGTAGTAAGTAACCCACTCGTCAGTCCAGCACTCCCGCCAGACAATCTCGTTATCTTTATTCCTCAAACCATCAGGAATATTAAGTCTCAGTGACTCAAGTTCCCGCACAATATCCCCAGCGTAGCGTTTCCGTTCCTCGAATATCATGTCCCCACCGGGGTCGTCGAAAACCGCCAGGGGGTCAACGGAAAACATGGGGTAAGGGAACAGATGAGCGGACACCCACTTAGAATGACGAACCTTAAATGCCCCTTCTGACTCCCCATCATTCTTGACAGGCTCGTAAGCAGATATGTCCTCAATCGTCTTGAGATAGACCATACCACGAAGGAATTGCAGGGTGACTGCCTTGAGCAAGGGTGGCTGTTGCCGGTGACGGTGGGCTCGACGGCCGTCCTCTTCGTGAGCGCCATAAAGCCAACCCTCGGCGGCATCAGCCATTTCAAGGGACTTCTGTGGAGTTCCCCTACTCCCAGGACGCGGTATCCCCTCAATCTTTAAGGCGGAGAGGGGGACGTTTTGCTGGGCACGAGTGATGATGGCGTGAGCGATAGGAAGAGTTACTTGGCGAAGGTCGGGAATATTTTTGGGAAGGGTTAAGTCTCTGGCATTTCGGAAGTACTTATCCTCAGTCTTCATGTAAGTGTGGGTTGTGTTCCAATAAGTGCGGGCGCGGGCAAGAGTTTTGGTAATGGTAGCTTTATCGGGTGCGGGCATTGGTGACTCCCGTGTATGGATTTAAGGTCTTTCTGGCAAGGCGCTTGGTGTAACCAAACTTATTGACCAGGCCATAGATTGTGGCCTTGGCCGCATGATTGTTTTTGTCTTCTGGTTTATCGCTCACAACGTTCCCGTGACTGTCCGTCTTGTAACGCCAAACTCCAATCTCGGGGTAGGGGTTCTTTCCCAAGCCGGCCTCGGCAATAAAGCCTCTCTGCTTTGGCGAGAACGTGATCTTAGGCAAGCCCGTGAAGGGGTCGGGGCGCAAGAATGTCCGCAAGCGGTCAAGTCCATCCTCGGTATCTACCCTGGCCGCTGCTAAACGTACTCCAGTCTCTTTTTCCCATATCTCTATCGGAGCAGCCATCGCTTGGTGTTGCTTAGCGGCCACGTCGATAGCCCCACCACCATTCTCTATGAACTGCTTCCACCAAGGGTATTTGGAACATTTGTAAATAACCTCGTCTGTCGTCAATCCTTGAACATAAACCTCATCGAGTCCTCGCACAATGTCCGTGGCCCTCTCTATCTGAAACACTTCCACAGCGTAGGCCGAAGGGTGATAGCCGGGGTCAATCCACAAATAGACTGGCAAGTGTTCATCGAACTGCCAGTCGAAGATATGAAGCGACTCCTTGACCTCTTTAAGGACTCGGCCAGTGGGCGGCGTCGGGATGGCCCCGAATCGTTCCATGAAGCGGTCTGCGGGATAGGATTGTTCCAGAGCAAGGATTTCAGGGTCATATCTGCCACCTGGGAAAATGGCAAGGTTGCTCCAAGTGGGAATACTGAATGATTGCCCCCCGTCAAGGTTTTCGTGCTGCCACTCCATCCATTTTTCTGGATACCACCCGAGCGATCCCTCAAAGGTTCCGCAGGCCCAAAGCCAACCCCGTTTTTCTGCCAACCGGCCCCGAAGCCTTAGAAAGGATTCATAAGAGTGCTGGGCGGCCTCACACATGACAATGCCATGCGGCGCTACGGACCCCAGGCGCTCGGGGTCATTGGCTGACTTGGTAACTATCTCCCCACCGAGTAGTTTGAGCCGACATGGGCCTTGCTGGGGCATTGAGATACCACCAGGAAGAACAAGACCCAACTTTGTGGCCCATTCGACACAATAGATAAACTCAGCCCTAGCCTGTTCGTAGTCTGGCCCCACTAGCCAGTAAAGAATCGACTGATTGTAGTACAGAAGGTCAGCGAAATACCTGGCCCCGACCTCCGCCCCAGCCGAACGGCTCTTGCCACCACGCTCACCACCAACAACTATCTTGAATCGCGCTGGTGAATCATGGGCCGCAGCCTGTTCTATGCTGGGGGTATAATCAATCCCCTTCCACGCTTCCCTCCGCATCCTTGGTGTTATGGATGCGAGAGAGGACATCGAAGAGGCGGTCGCTAATGTCATGTTCCGTCCCGTCTTTGGGCTTAGCAAAGCCCCACGTGGCGATATTTTCAGATGCCTTCATACGGTGATCCATTTTGTGCTCTTCGGAGCGCATGACCAAAAGCCAGAAGTCAAGAAGCTCTTGCCCGTTGCTGGTATGCTGTCGAGCCAAGAACTCCAAATTGCCCTTGGGCCGGCCTGGGGGGTGGAGATTACCTGTGTTGCCCTTAACCCATCGCCCTTTGTCGTCTCGAACGGGCTTATAGTCCTCTTCCATCTAACATCTCCTGTAACCGCTTCTGCCGGAGCACCTGATTGAACTGGCTCCAATAGAGACAGTTGTGGTAATCATTGTCCGGCTCGTTCTGGTCGCATGAAATAGAACAAGACACCGGGTTGCACACAGCCCAGCGAAAAACCATCTCCCTTTCGTCCTTGCCAAACTGCCGTAGGCACGTCTGGACTTTGGGCCAGTCGATTTGCAAGAAACCTCCACAATAGAAAGAGGCCACGGAAACGTTTCCGTGGCCTCGCTTTGCCACTTGGGGCCTCTGATAATCAAGAACCCTGGATTACAGGTGAGGCCCCATTAGGGGTAACTGCTGCAAGAGTCAGTTCCCTCTATATTTAGTATACCGCCTTAGTCAACTATGTGTCAAGGGTAAATCGACGGGTTGCCTTCCAGTAAAACTGCGTTGCGTATCATCTCCCACTTATGGGAGGGTTGATTGCCCTGCTGTTCGTATAGTTTTCTGTAGTAAGGAAGGCGTTCTTGTATCGTGAGTTCGGCCCAACAAGTTTTGCACAATGGAAAACAACTGCGACTAGGCGTATATTCAGTGAAATGTTGATTCTTGCTCACACGCCAAGAAATGTGGCAGCGATAGCAAGAGCCAAAACTTGAAAACATAAACTCGGTAACTCTGCCAATAGCAATACGAAGTAGCAAGGGGAGCCTAGTCATCATCACAACCCCCTCCTGTAACTCGGCAACCCCTGCGCCTCTTTTGCACAGTTGAAACAGTAGACCAGTTTAGGTTTGATCCGCATGTTCTGAGGTGGGCTGTCGCCATCCGGGGGTTCGTCGAGGCCGTAACCCTCCCACACGTTGACCACGCCCATCGGGGCGTAGGCGTTTTGGGTCTCATCGCCACAGTTGGAGCAGGTATACATTAGTCACCCCCAACTGTCATGCGCAAAACGCCATCAACGCCACGGGCGAACTCCAGGACGCTCCCCTGAATCGGATTAGGCATATTAGCGCCACTAAAGCGGCATCCGTAAAACGATGGCAAGTCGTTTTCTTCCGTGTCTATGTCGCCGCAGACAGGACAGGAATAGAAAGACCTACCATCGGCGTCACGTTTGAACCAGTAGTGGCCCATGATGTTGTAAGAGTTATGGGCCACCCACCGGAAGATAACGTGTCCCTGGGGACAAAGAACGTCATGTTGCGGGTTTACTTCACTCATTACTCTTCCACTGCCTTTAGGATGGCAGACCATTTTTCCTTTCGTCTTTCAATCTCTGCAATGAGCCCAGGATCATCAGGACTCAACCCAACAAGTGATGTCCAAGCTGGAATTGTGCTTTGAGACAAGTTTAAGTTGCCAACAACATACACAGTCATAGCGGCATCAAAGGCGGCTTGTAGCTCCACCTGATCGTCTATCCCATCACAAATAAAGTCTGCACTCCTCTTGACGTGACGGGGTGCATCGCATCCTGCTATCAGTATCATTCTGTCAACGTGTCCCAGGTGATAAGCTCGCCATGCTGAACAACAGTTGGCTCCTTGCTGGCCTTGCCCTTGTTGGCATGAAGCACCAAGTCGAACTTGCTGTTTGGGTCCACGGCCTTGTTGAACCAAGAAAGGAACTTGGGACTAAGCATTGAATTAACCAGGGCTCGGATAACCTGCGGAATGTCTTGTGGCATTACCCCCAAACAACCCCCGTTCCGCCACACGAGCGGCAGGGCTCGAAAGAAGTGTCTTTTGCGCCGTAAACGGCCGTCGTCGCAGTATAGAACCCGTTGGCAACCATCCCATTTCCACCACAGACTGGACAGGAGTAGGGCCGGCGTGAAGTATTATATCCCTGCATGAAGGCTTGTTGCATGAGGTTCGGGGTGCAAGTGCAGGTTTGTAGGTCGCCAAGCAGCCCGATTTTGGGTAAGCCGCAGGATTCGCAGATGGGAAGCTCATTAAAGCTCATACAAACCCCAGTCTGCGCTTGAAATCTGAAAGTGCGAACTCTTGTCGGTAGCCGTCGATGGTTATAGCAATATCCATGCCATCCTGATTGAAGGCAAAAGTTGTGTTTGGCTTAAAACTTGAGTCGTGGACAGTCATAACCTCCATTTCAACTTTGTCTGGACACTGGCACCAATGCCCTATGTAGGTTTTGGGTATGATAGGGTCTCCCTTCTTAGGTTGATTGCAGATGTCACAGACAAAAAGGGCACTATCGAAGTATCGATGCGTTCCCGTCATTCTACCACCATCCCCAAAACCGACCGACGAATAACACTATGCCAGTCACGGTCAGAAGTTCCAATAGATAAAGAGTAGCCGTGTAGGGTTTGCGTTCTCTGCCTATGAGAAATGGGTCAATTATGATATGCCCAATTGCCAAAACCATGAGGTATCCCACGAAGAAGGGTAGCGCAATCTCCATCAATCCGTGAACCCCTTACTCGGCGCTATCAGCCCCGTCCACCACTTGACCACCTCGGGGTTGTCCCGCCAGAAAGAAACCAAACCCCGGCCAATGTTGGTTACGCAGTCCTCGACAGTGTGTTGGTCGGGGAGATTGCTTGCGAAAAGGATAGCGTGCTGGACTTCATGGATGAAGATGGAGGCCAGATACGCCCTCGGCGCTTGTCCATTAAGCCAGAGAAATTGGTATTCCATATTGACGTAACCCTGGTGCCCATTGGATTCCGCCTCGGCATTGTCGCCCCACCTCACCTCGAAGTCAAAGGGGCCAATGCGGACCGAAGTAAAAGGTTTATACATAGTTCAACCCTAGTGCAAAACTAAGCGGCCCCAGTTGGCACTCTAATGATATACAAGGCCGATACCAACGAATAGTGCAACCAACCCCCCACCTTCGCCACTCCAAGTCAACCACCCCGTAAAAATTACCTAACCTAACCAAAGAACACCTCAAAGTCGAATGGCCCAATGCGGACCGAGGTAAAAGGTTTATACATAAAACTCCTTCTCATGCCCAATCTCGAACCAGAAAGGCCCGATATAGAGCCGAAGTGACTTCCACGAACGAGTCCACAAAACTACGGGGCCAAGCCCCCAACGAACAAGGTCAACATCAAAGTCCGCATATATGTCCCGTGGGGGATTGGGTAGAACTCGGACTAAAATGCTAACGGCACGCTTGAAACTAAACAAGAGGTTCCTCCTTTATCTTAACCAATAACCAATAATGACGCCGATGCCAATCCGAATGATACGCCAGACCATCTAAACTATCCCGTATTTAGTATCAAACTCCGCCTGATGTTCTACAGGTGGTAGTTCGACCAGGTTGACCCGATATTGCCGGGCTACCTTGATGGCTACTCGTTCGTTCTCCTGGCACTCGCGGCATTTATCCATGCATCTGGAAAAGCGAAGGTCGATGATCTTGGCAAACTGCGCCCGAATGACCCCATCTTCGTGTTCCACAATGTCGCCCCAGACCAACAATTGAGACGCCAGCACAACCGCCGGTATAGGACGGTAAACATTGTCGGTGGCCGTCCTCATCATCATGCTTGACAGCAACCCGGTCAGTTGGGCCTTCTGACGCAGGGCCGGAGCGAGGCTCGTCCAGGCGTGAAGGCCGATGCTCCAACTATCATGTGGTGAACCGTGCGCCTCCGCCACAGACGAAGCCCAGGCATCAGGGTATCTCTGGTATAGAGACATGGGCCGCAACATAGGCGGGTTGTCGGTGGCCCGGAAGAGGCGGTAGGCGATCATATGCTCTGCCTGTAGGTAAAGAAGTCGTAAAGTGTTTCCACTTTGCCAAGCCCCTCCGACCTGTCAACCACAAGACGAATCAATACCGTAGCCCATGCTTTCGGAAGATGACCCGCCTCATAACCTGTGAGCCAGAAGATGAATCTCTCATAGTCTTCACCGACGACACGTTCGCAGTTAAGCCGTATCAATCCCTCCTGTCGCTTACTAGCTGGGCCTAAATGTTGACCCACCGAACCACGGAGGCGATAAGCCAAGTCCCTGGCTTTATCCCGACCTTGTTTGTCCATTGAGTCAAGGTGCACTGTCACTGCCGGAGCACCATGTTGGTGACTAGTGAAACGACGGCTGACACCACAACTATTACTAGGAATTGTTCCAGCGTCATGTCTCTATCCTTTCCAGTGGAATGTAGTCAGCAAAGATAACGTGCATACCCTGCTTGCACCAGCGCCCGTCTTCCCAGTAGGGAAGTTCATGGCGTGGCTGGATAGAGACTTCAGGGGCGGCTGGTTTTCCGCAAATGTCACAGATTATCATCCTGGCTTGCAGTCCTCGTCCATGCGGGGGTCGTACGGGTGGCGTTCATTTCCAGTGACACGTGGGCCGATGAGCGGATTGGGATGCCTCGGCAACCACCAGGGGCGCTCATCAGGAATTGGCTCCGGCGGTTTGTGGCGGTGGCAACCACACGACTTCACGTCCGGCGCATAGACCATTCCGCAGAGGGGACATTGCCAGCCTCGCATCATACCTTCACCGGCACCCTATCCGGCTCTCTGTCCGGCATCGGAAGGAGCACCGGCTTGGGTTCTGTCCAGGTCTTCTTGATCGGGGCGCTAGTTCCGTTTCTTATCATCTACCACCTTCTTGCCAAGATTCTCCAGGTATTGGCTGGCCGTGGCACACGTAACCCACCAACCGCCATTCTCAGGCAGTTGGCTAATACAATGCACGTCGTAAGCTCCATCCTTTTCTCGCTCAATGTACCCAATCTGTCCGCCAACCCTGAACCGCACCAGGTCGCCTAGCTCGAAGGTGGGGCCTTTGGAAAACGCCACCTTTGGCCGAAAAGACACTTCCTCATGTTGACACCGCTTGCAAAAGCGACGGCGCTGGTAAAAGGTGCTAGACTCTTCCCATTTCCACGCTCCAAAGTCAGACCAGTCGTGGTCACACGAGGATTCTTTAATGACGCCAAAGAGGTTTGCGACTAGCGCCCTAGAGGGCAACCCCTCATTAATTCGCGCAAGCGCCTCGACTATCAGCCGTATCGCCTTCTCGGTGTCCATCTAGGTTACCTTCCCGGTTGCGAACTCCAGATACGTAAACAACCTATCCCTGACCGCCATTGCGTCTTTCAGGTGAGACGCCACAGATGGGTCTATTGGCAGCTTATTCATAGCGGCTTGGGCAAACGCCTGAAGCATGTGCTCTGGCATGACTAACGACGGAACACATGGCAACGTATCTATTGGATCGAGCGGGTGCAGTGTCCAGTTTCCATCAGTCAGTACATACTGGTGGGTATTTGAGTCGTTAGTGATGACTACCTGGTAGCTTTGGAATGCAAAGTCTTGTTTAAGATAGACATTAGACACCTAGTTTACCTCCAATAGTCGCCGCAGCGGGGCACGGCCTTAATCCTCACTGGGCAACACACAGAGGAACGCGGACACAAGGGCCGCTACTAGCGCCCCAATAGGCTGGTCTAAACGGGTGAACAAGGCCAACCAAAACAATGATGTAGTCAGACCGGCAAATCGGAACAGAGTAATCATGGACACGCCTTAATCCTAGCGGTTATCTTAGGCATACCACTTCGGCACGTTGTGGAAGGCCTCGGTTATCTCCGGACAGTCGATACACTCCAATAAGGCGGCGTCCGCCTCTTGGTGCGCCCCATCCTCATAGCCGTTTGCGAGACTACGGAGTATTACCAGACACTTCTCTTGAGCGTGGGGCATGCCTAAGCCTCCGGCCAATTATCTAGCACTATCTGGCTAACGCCATATTCATAACCGCCCGCCTTTAGGTTGGCTACCCTCTGCTCTAGGTTGGCGCGGTCGATCACAAAAGGGTTGCCATTATCTAAGGATGCCACCCACCGATTGCCCATCTGCTGGTATCCCAAAAAAGAAAGCCGCTCCATCACACCCTCACCGGCGGACCCGATGGCGGCATGTTGTGTTCAGTAGTCCCCAACGTCTCTCCGATGTTTCGCATGGTGAGACTTCCAAACCAGACCGGCGTATCCTTGGCGTCCTTGCTGACATGGCTCAGAGACCCTGCGACCCGCTGGAGCTTAAGCAGGTTGGGGATGTCACCGGGGCGGGGAGTCCGCTTGATGAACTCGATAACGTGCGGCCAGCCGGCGGACTGAGGGCTGGAGGGTATCACATCGGGGTTAACATATTCACCCGAAGGCGTGACATCGGGTTCGACATTTAGTGCGGCGGGTTCGACAAGTTCAAGTGTTTCGCCATCTTCTGTCACGCCTTTTGTCGAACCCTGGCGCTGCCTTCGTCGGTATTCCCTGTCAACTTCCTTCTTTTCCTTATCCTTGTAGGCCATCTTATTCCCCTTCCAATCCATCCATCCAAGTAAGGTCCGGAGCCGGTGCAGGCTCCAGCTGCGCCAGGATCGCCATTAGCTCGTCGTGGTGGGCCACCCCGTAGGCAGTCGGCAGCGCCAGCTTGACGCACTGGTAGATTAGCCCAATCTCTCGGTCGGCTACCATTACCTCATTGTAGTTGGCCCTACTCTGGGCCAAAACACCCCCCATGTCGATGGGGCCAGTCCTAGACCCCCCAGGCCCCACATAGAACGCTCCGCCAGCACCTATCCCCATTTTCTCCCCCTTCTGTCCAGTTGTCTGGACATTTAATTGTCAATCCCGTTAGTCAGGATGTATCTCTGCCAGTTTTTTCTCAAGGGCCTCAGCAGAACTAGCGCTATGCCCACCGGGGCCAGGATTACGGCGATTAGTGCGTAGCTAGTAGATAGTTTCATAACCCCACACTTTATAATAGCACACCCGTGCGGGTTTGTCAACTGGTTGGGTTTACTTGATACACGACGTATCAAGGTGTGTGAGTCGGTTGCACATACCCCCGGGGGGTATATTGCTCTTTTTCGATGATGTAGGAAGATGATGCAAAATAATGATGCGACAATATGATGCAATAAAACCGCATCACTTTTCTGCACCACTTTCTTGCATCACTCCGTTGCAATCAAGCTAAAGTGGCAAGAAGGGTTGCGCTGGCGTTCTGTTTCCACGCTTGGAATTGCATCGTCTATGTGCTACCTTAAGGTTGTGCGGCTCAGTTGGACCGTCAAAGGAGACGGGTATCAAGTGATCCATTGATAGGTTTTTTCTCTCTACCTTCTTACCGCATATCCAACAACGCCCCTTGTCTCTCTGGTAAATAGGTTCGGTATCTTGGTGGCGGCGGTCAGTGCGCCGCCACCTATCTATTTCTGCCCTCTCAGCAATCAGGCGCAAGACCATAGATGTGTCACCTTGAGCCCTACTCATGAGGTTTAGTCTGCGAGGTATTTCACATTCTATCATTCGGCTTCGCACTGTAGTAACGTGGCAACCCGCCAATGCGCCTATTTCTTTTAGTGTTAGACCGTTCTCTTCATACTGCTGTCTCAGCCAAGCAGTATCCAACGTGACTTTTTCCTGTATACTCATCTAATTCTAGTATATCGTTTATCTTCTCAGTTCGCCAGTGGGGTTTACCCTACCCGACGAGTAGTAGTAATGCCCCATGTTTAGAGGGTCAACCCTACTAGACAACTGGCCTGGCAACCTGTATGATGTGAGTGTCAAATAAATAAATCTGAACTGAGGAGCGCCAAACCGAAACACAGTCAGCCCTGGGGACGGCCAGATACAACCCCAACTGTAACCAAAACCCCGACCTGGAGCCACCTGCTAGCAGCAAGGCGTTTGAGGCAATAACAGGGGGCCAGTTAGAGGGTGGCTGGTGAGGTTAGAGACTCCTGGGGGCTTGTAAGCCTACACTGAACGGAGGAATCACAATGCAAAATGTAGAGATGACCACCAACGGAAACGTCCTCACCATCACGGTAGACCTAAGTAAGCGGCTGGGCCGGTCTGCATCAGGGAAGACGCTCCTCATCGCCACGACCGGGGGCAACGTCAGCGCCCCCAACGATGAGGCGATCAAGGTCGGACTCAACATCTATACCAAGTAGGGGCCTACCGGCCCCCAGGAGTAGCTAACAGAAAGGGGAAACATGACTACACAAACTAGCTGGCCTGAACTGGTGGCAATCACTACCGATAGCACGTGTGGGGCGGCCTGTTGGATGGCGCTGGAGGATGTTTGTCGGTGCTCATGCGGCGGACGTAACCACGGCGTGTTACGGTCTGGTGCCGCCACGCAACCCACCCGAACTCGGAAGCTCGACGGCCACGTATACGAGCTATTGGCAGTCGAGGCCCCAAACGGGACATGCCGGGCGGAGACTACCCAACCTATCCGGGACCTCGAAAACAGAATAGATAGGGCGGCTGTCAATGCCGGGGCCTGGCACTACTACGACTTCTCCACTCCAGGCTGTCCAGTCAAGGTCAAGACGGCCAGCGAATCAGAGGTAGCCCGCTGGCCCGAGCTAGCAAGCTGGCGCAAGGGCGGCGGTGGCTGGTATCCGTGGCGGCCCATAGTCGCCTGGATACGGGCTGACCTCAAACATCTAGCGGAATAGTCCAGACAACTGAACAGAGAAAGGATAGGACGGTGGATCGCGAACAGTATCTTGAAACCTGGCACACTATCAAAGCGGCAGCCCTGGACGGGCTCGACGTGGCGGGCTTTGCCTTAGTCGCCATAGACACCAACGGGCAAGCCTACTGGGGCGCGAATTTTAGCCTAGACAAGACCGTGCGCCGAGACATTGCCAACTACCTGAACGTCCTGCAAACCGACCTCCGCAGGACCAACAAGACACTCGAAGGGGAATAAAATGAGCAAGAGCGAACAACGAAAGGCATATTTGCGGGGCCGCTTAGATGTGATGCGGGGCCGGGGCCTATACTACAGTGGGCGGTTTACCCCTGATTATCTGCGGGGTGCTCACGAGGCCAAGAAAAACGCCTAACCTTTCGACCCTGCCCTAGTGACAGCGGGCAGGAATGGGAAGATTAAGCGGAAAGGGGAACGGAAATGAAACACAACACCGAGTATCGACTACCCCTAACACCGGACAAGGTCGCCCAATCCCCGGAGTTCACAGCATGGCTGGAGAGAGAGCGCTCACACGGTCGCCATACAACCAGCGATCTGAAAACTCAGGTTAGAGGATTTCAGCATTCGTGGGATGGATTTTGCTACGCCGAGAGGCTATGACGATGACCCTCCGTGAATCGCTGCCGGGCTTCTGGGCCATATTCGGGAAACCCCTGGTATTCGGGATTACGTTGGCGATGGCCCACGCTATCGCTAAGCTAGGAGGATGAGATGACCATATCGTCTAACTGGGGTGATGCACTGAGGCGACTCTATGCCATTGACCAACAATGGGTCAAAGACCGGGCAAAAATAAAACGTCAATACAAGGGCAACCCAAAGGGGTTCGCTTTGGCTTGCGTCCCCCTTGACGCCAAGTGGCAAGAAGACCAAGCCCCACTATATGTCGAGATAGAAGGCTATCGCCAAGCAGAAATGGATAATCTTCTAGGAGAATGAAAATGGCAACCCTATCGGCTACATTCGTTCAAGCCCTAGCACGGAGCAATCCCGACCGTCTAGCGAGAACGTTTCACGCTAGTTTGGTCGGGTCATATCGCACCCTGACAATCGAGAGGGTAAGGGATGCCATAGATCACTGGCTGGCCGGACAGAAGGCCGAGGGCATCATAGAGATGTTTGTCTTCGGCTGGCTTGACGACGGCGTAGACGACTAAAAGGAGGATGAGATGAAAGACAAGCACGGACACGAAACAGCAGTATTCGTCAACCCTCTGCGGGAAGAGTTCCTGCGCTACTGCTTGGCCGAAGCCAGGGACGCCGAAGAGAGGGCCATGGCCTACCGCGACGCTCTCGAATGGCCCGAACACCTGCTAGAACCAGTGGTGGAAGGTATGCGGGTTCTGCCGTGGTGGAACAAGCCATGACCACCTGCACCGAATGCAAGACAACCCTCTCCGGCCACTGGCACACGACCAGCTTCCCCGTCGAAACCTTGTGCTGCCCGTGCGCTAAGGCGGCGGGGTATCTCAAAGACGGATGCAGCCAAGACCCCCTTCCCGTCGTGGCCCAGGTTGGGCTCCCTGGTGTCGGACCTAACCACGCTCAGGCCGAGATGCTGCTGAGAGGCGGCGGGCACCTACCCAAAATGACATCGCCCAGGCGGGCACCAAAAGACCAGCTCAGAATGGAGATGGCATGACCATCGACGAAGCCGCAGACGCAATCATGCTGCTGTTCCCGGAGGGAATGAGCGAAGGCCGGGCGAGGGCTATCTTCACAATCATATACGCACTCGATACAGCGGCCTACCTCGAAGGGCGCAAGGACTTGGGCGAGGAACTAATGAAGGCGCTCGGCAAGAAAGTGGAGGCAACGGCATGAACGACCCCATCACTATCAAACTGTCCGGCATGGAATGTAGGGGGCGCAACGGCTGGTATAAGGGGCATACCGTGGACGTTTGGGCCTGCCCAGCCGCCGAGTACCGACCAGAGCCCGAGGTGGAGCTAGACGTGCGGGGGACCAAGGGGGGCGGCAATATCATCGTCAACATAACCCCCGACGAAGCCCAGGAGATTGGCTGGGCGCTGATACTGGCGGCGGCGAAGGCGCGAGAAGTCAAGTGAACATGCCCAGAGTGCGGGGCGGCTCTGCAAGCCCGCATCGATCTATTCTGCCCGAACTGCTGGCGCGAGGCGTCCAGACAACCGGACAAAGAGGAGGCGCACAATGAGGTCGGACCCTGACTACACCCCTCATTACGAAGATGCTTACTCCGGCGAACGATTCCGCTCCGCCGAAGACCTCCTGCGAAACATCCAGGCATGGAGCACCCCTGGCAAGTTTGCCGCTGACCTGAATATGCCGGTCTGGATAAACTTTCAAGAGGCGGATGAGGAATACCCCTCTCGGCTGTCAGTGGGAGTCCTTTTGCCCCGCAAGGGGCGCTGCAACATCAAATACGTCGAGGGCGTAACCACGGAAGATACAGCCCCCATCCGATCTCTGCTCCTGCAATACTGGGCATGGAGGGCCGAGACGGGGTTCGAGCGGTATCTTCCGTGGAAAACCACAGAAACAGAAGATGAGGCGCAACCGTGAACAACAACATCCACCTTTGCGATGCCGGAGACAACCTATTCTCCGTCTGGCATCTACACCCCGGCGAGACTCAGTGCCTTGGCTACGCCAGGCGGGGCCAGGTTGATAGCCTGGTCGAGCGACACCTGAAAGGAGAGACTACCATGACGCAACCACTAGACCGTGACAAGGCGGACAACCAAAGACATGCCTCTTGGCTTCGGGGCTACCTGGCTGGACTCCGGGACTGCGCTCTCTTGATAAACGAGCCAACGCAGAGTGAGGCCCAGGATATACGGGACGCCATCGATGCCGCCCTCCTCGCTACGGCCAAAGCCGAAGGCAACAACCTACTTTGCACTGGCTGTGGACAGCGCAGCTACTCGGCGGCGGATGTCGCCAACCTGGACAACAAAAACTGCGAATGCGGCGCACCTCTGGTCAACGTGCGGCCATGAAAATGTCCCACTGCGATAGGTGTGGGGCCAAACTGGTTCCTATGCGGGACACTGTAGACGTGGACGGTTGGCCCGTTAAGCTCGTTAAGGGCTGAGTTTGTCCCAACTGTGGCAAGGTCTTTGTCACAGAAGAGAAAGGGGATAGGATAGGCCATGACCGCCCCGCTATTCGCCCTGCTGGTGATCTGGGTCATCATGGTAGCAAGATGGGAGGACCGGAGATGAGCCGGGATTACGATACTACGATGCGCCGGAAATTTGACGCCATAGCTAAGAGAGAAGCCCGAGCTCTCCTGGAGCGCAAGGCGGCGGCGCTTGACCAAGCACAAGAGGTCATCAAAAAGGCGGTCGATTTATTACGGGGGTTCACTTGGTGCCCCCATTGTGGATACTCCGATGATGCTGGTGCCGATCCAATGGTGCACACCGAAAGCTGCTTTTGGCCCGAACTAGAAAAGATGTTGGCGCTAATGAAAGAGGCCCAGCGATGAAGTTTGCACAGCGCCCAATGACACATGATGGGTATGCCCTAGTCTGCAATGGATGCTCTGAAGATGCGGCCATCGCACATACCCAAGTAGAGGCCATCTATAAAGCGCACGAAGAGGGGTGGCTTACCATCTGGGATCATGGCGATATGTGGGCCTACTGCCCTACTTGCCGCAAGGCGGTGGAGAAATGAGTTACAACTTTGTGATGACTGACCGCTACTTCGATGTGGTAGGTATCAACCTGGCAACCAAGCAAGTCAGGCTCATGGACACTCACAAAACCCTCAAAAACGCCAACGCCATCATGGAGATGGCCGTCATTCGTCGGGGAGTAGAAGGGGAGTTCTTTGCCGTGGTTCCAGAGGGACTTTACGCAGAGGGCGACCTTTGGAAAGGCGGCGCGGTATGAATGTCCAGACAACCGGACGCTGCCACCGTTGCGGCGGATATATGTTCTTCCCCGATGAGCAAGGAGAACCCCGCTGCCATACGTGCGGGGCTTATCCACCTATCGAGACGCTGCCACGGGCAGAAGTGGCGTTCGAGGCTATCCGCCCTGGCAAGGACACCGGTTGCCCCGCCGGTGGGCCATCATGCCAACGCTGCCAATACGCCGACGACCACTGTATCGAGGAAGAGTACCAGCGCATTCAGTCGTTCGGTATCTGCGAGTTCTGCGGGGCCGCCTACGCCAAGACCGACCCCAAGCAGCGATCCTGCTCCCGCCCTGAATGCAAGCGGGCGCTTAAGGCTCTAGCCAACTTAAAACGGCAACAACTGGCCCAGTAGGACGAGGGGGTTGACAGCAAGAAACTAAAGGCGTATACTACAACAAGAAACTGAAAGGAGTTGACCATGAAGTGCCAGAGGTTAGTCTCGCACCATGACGCCTACACCCATAGGATGGCGGGCTACGAGCAACCGTGTAGGCGCAATGCCAAAACTACCCGTCAAATCACAAGCGGGAAGACAGTAGAGGTCTGCAACCAACACGCCAAAGAGATTGATTACAGGCTGGCATCCAACTTCTTTAAGACGCCAGACACTTTCTTCACCTGTCCGGAGGACCAGCCATGACCGACCCCATCCGCACCAAGGATGAGTTTTTGGAGGAGTGGTCATGGGGCCTAACCGATGCTGAGGCCGTGAAAATGTCCGCCGGCCTCGAAAACGTCATTGCCTACGAGGTGGCAAGGGCGCTGGCGGTCATCGCCGCGAACATGAGGGTTCAATCATGAAAGACTACTCACAGATAGACCACAAAGTCTTGGCCCACCTTGAGGCCCACTACACCCGTGAGGGCATCCGGTGGAAATGTGGGTTGTCTCAAGGTGGAGTCCGCCGAAGTGTTGCCAGACTCAGGAGCATGGGGTTTGTGTCCAACATCAGCCCAAAACGGATAGTCACCCACAACCTGGGGAGGGCGGTATGAACCCGCTCCCAAAGCTGCCAACCATCCGACGCCATGATGGGCGGTCGCGCTACTACACCGTCGAAGGACATGAAGGGCGGGCCTTCCCATCCGTAACTACCATCTTGGGCATCATCAACAAGCCGGCCCTCATCCCTTGGAGTAACAAACAAGGGCGACTGGCGATGGCTGAGGTGCTGTCGCCCTACGTTGGCGACGTGCTCACCGAAGGGATGATAGACGATGCCCTTACCGCCGCCGCTAAAAGGCCCAAAGAGATACTAGAGGCGGCTGGCGACTACGGCACCCAGGCACACATACTCATCGAGCGCATGGTGAAGGGAGAGAAGGTCATCGCCCCTCCAGAGTTCGCCCCAACCGTTGACGCCTTCTTGGGTTGGTGGGGGCAGGCGGGTATCCGGTTGAAGTTTTCGGAGAGAATGGTCTACTCAGACCAACACGGATACGCTGGTGGAATGGACTGCTTTGGTGAGCGGGGAGAGTTGCTTGTTGCTTTGGATTGGAAGACATCTGGGGGTATCTGGCCCGAGGCCGCAGCCCAGGTTGCAGCTTACGCTATGGCTTGGGAAGAAATGATCGGCCAGCGGGCGAACGAGGCATGGGTTATCCGTTTAGCCAAGGTTGCGCCCCCCGAAGGACAGTCAGGCTTTGAGGCCAAGCGGGTCAACATACCCACCGCCTTCGAGATGTTCCTGGCGGCGAAGCGCCTCTATGACGCCAGTAAGGGCCAAGTCTACCTGCCGGACAAGCCCGTCGAGGAGACGGTCAAAGAATTATGGGGGTGAGTGGTTCGGGCCAAGTGACTGAGTAGCGGCAACGGTGCTCGAAAAGCGCAAAGGCCAAACTGGAGGTTCGACCCCTCCACGCCTCCACCAAGCGGACGTAGCTCAGTGGTAGAGCAGCGGCCTGATATGCCGAAGACCGTAGGTTCAAGTCCTACCGTCCGCACCAACGCCAGCAATCCCGCCAAGCGGCGGTTTACGGATACAGAAAGGAGATGCCATTGGGTAATCGACTTGGCGACATCGAGATTTAAAGGCAAGCTCGGACCCGGCGGGGCCAAGCCCCCAAAATCAAGCGAAAGGAGGCAAGTTACTAGTCTTGAGTCTCACATCAACCTAAACCCCAGGTGGGATCAGAAAAATGATAGCTGACAAGGTGCTGGTCGTTCAAGAATAGGGCTATGGGTGCCAAGCAACCTAATCCCAGGGTATGCGGGGCAAGTGTTTCCTGACAGGAAAGACACCGTGAGGCCCTGGGCCAGCACCAATCCAGATGAAAGGAAAGAAAGTGCCAAACCCAATAAGGATAATCATAGATGGGGACGAGTATATTCGGACAGACAAACAGTCCCCCACAGACTACAAGATCGTTCGGACGCATTCGGCAGGAGTGTTTGCGGGCTACATCGAATCCCGCAACGGGCAAGAGGTCGTCATGCGGAACGCCCGGAGGCTGTGGTATTGGAGCGGGGCCGCCTCTCTGAGCCAGCTTGCCATCGATGGGGTTAGTGCCCCGCAAAACTGCAAGTTCCCCGAAGCTGTCAATCGGGTGGAGTTGCTGCAAGCTATCGAAATCCTGGACGTGACGGAAAAGGCCAGGTTGTCTATCAATGCGGTGCCGATATGGAAGCAGTAGGCGACGGCTCCGGCTACGGCTCCGGCTACGGCGACGGCTCCGGCTCCGGCTCCGGCTACGGCTACGGCTACGGCGACGGCGACGGCTCCGGCGACGGCTCCGGCGACGGCTCCGGCTACGGCGACGGCTCCGGCGACGGCTCCGGCTACGGCTCCGGCTACGGCTACGGCTACGGCGACGGCTACGGCTACGGCTACGGCTACGGCTCCGGCTACGGCGACGGCGACGGCTCCGGCTCCGGCGACGGCGACGGCTCCGGCGACGGCGACGGCTAAAAAGAAAGGAAACGACAATGACGCAGAATCCAGAGATTGACTACTACCTGCCCGGCACGGTTGAGGCCATCAATCAAAAATCTCTTTCCAAAGGTGGCACCCAGTGGGGCTTCCTAATCAGGCAATCCCCAAAGGAAGAGCCAAAGTGGTATAACACCATCGTTGCGGAGGTCGGCAACAAGGTGGTCAAGGGCGGGCAGTACAACTTCGGGATTAAGCTCAACGGTAAATACGAGAACATCGTCACGGCGGGCAACATGGAACAAGGTAGCGCCAAGGCCCCCATGTATGATGGCCGCCCAGACGACGACGTGTCTACCGAGACAAGCATTGCACGTAACACTGAACGTGCCACCCGCAACGGAACCGACGATAGCATCCTCCGGCAGAAGGCCCTCATGGAAGCCAGGCTGTTGCTGGCCGACATGATGCAATGGGAGCAGTGTCACCCCAACGGCATGGAAGACGCCATTGACATCGTGGTAAAGGCGGCGCAGGCGTTCTATGGAAGTTTCCTCCGTGGCTAGCAAACGCCACCAGCGACGACGAGGCTGCGAGGGTAAGAAGGGCTTCCCCACTCACGGGGGAGCCCTTTACGCCATGAAGAGGATGGAGGCGCAGACTATCACGGACCACAATCTGAACGTCTATCATTGCGGCTTTGGCCGCCATTATCATATAGGTCATCGGGTCACGGGGAGGGGGTGGAAGAATTGAAACTCGAAGATATAGGATTCTACACGCTATCTGACGCCCGTGCTGCCTTGGCGTCACAGCAATCCCCGTTACAGCGGTGTGAACTTATCCTGACTGATAGGTGTAACTTCAAGTGTCCCTACTGTCGAGGTGTGAGGGCTAACTGCCGGGGAGACTTAGATTTAGTGCAAGCCAGACACACCCTGGAATTGTGGGTCGAAGATGGGCTTCAATCGGTGAGATTCTCTGGTGGGGAGCCAACGCTTTACTCAATGCTGGGATTACTAGCGGACTATTGCCAAATCAACGGGGTAAAAAATATCGCTGTTTCCACCAATGGGTCGGCATCACGTCGGACATACGACCAGCTAGTGATGTCTGGAGTCAACGACTTTTCTGTGTCCCTGGACGCTTGCTGTGCGGACGACGGCACCATGATGATGGGAGTCTCTAATTCAAACCTATGGGATCGAGTGGTGGATAATATTTGCTACCTGTCCAGGATGGTCTACGTCACGGTTGGGGTGGTACTCACCGAGCAGAACGAGGGGCAAGTGGTAGAGATTATTGAGTTCGCCCACGACCTCGGGGTTGCAGACATTCGAGTTATCCCGGCAGCACAACACGGCAACATGCTCAGTCTTGGACAAATACCGGACAGAATACTCCAAGCCCATCCGATTCTCCGCTACCGTGTGAACAACCTTTTGGCCGGTAAGTCTGTTCGGGGGCTGGGAGAAGATGACTCCCCTCATTGCTCCCTGGTGCTAGACGATATGGCCGTGGCGAGAGAGTGGCATTTCCCTTGCATCATCTACTTGCGTGAGGGGGGCAACCCAATAGGCAAGGTTGGGTCAGATATGCGCTTGCAGCGGTCATCGTGGGCCAAGACTAATCGTTACGCTGACCCAATTTGCCGTGGTAACTGTCTGGACGTTTGCCGAGACTATAACAACCGATGGGGCGAGTTGCATGTATAGCCAAGACCCACTCCGCTGCCTCTTCTGTGAAACTCCCGCCGACCAGCACCATTACGACCCGAAGGGGATGGGGGGCACAAGGGACGTTGCCCAACTGGAAGATACCGTGCCCCTATGCCGCCAATGTCACATGCTCATCCACGACCAAGGATACCAGTTAGTCCGCACCACTGGTGAGGGCGACCACGGAACAGACACTCTTTACCAAATGGTGAATCCCGATGGCGAGATCGTGGCCGAGCGCCACTTCCTCAACACGTTCGACCAGTCGGAGTTTATCTATCAACTCCAGGGGCACGGAAAGTTTCTGGTCGAGCGGGCACCGAGCGTCCTTTTCCTCGACCACGAGGGGTTGAAGGCAGCGGCGGCGGAGATACTAACCCTTGGCAAGCAGGGGTGGGGATGGCAAGCCTATCTCTTGCAGGCAGCGGTGAGCCGGTCAGTCCACGGCACCCGAGGCGAGAAGGTCGCTGCTGCCTGTGATGCCTTCGGCTTCTCGCGGAGCACAGCCTATGAACTTCTGGCGACCGTAGAAAACACGCCTGATTTGTCCAGTCGTCTGGAAACCACCAACCTAAACAAGACCCAATGGATGCTCACGGGGACTGGCAAGACCCCCGAAGAGGCGGCGGGGATACGGGAGTTCCTGGAGGCCAAGCGGGACGAGGACCCGCGCTACTCTGTAAGACAGGCCCGGCTCGACTTGGGGAAGCCCCATGCCCTCTGCCACCACTGGGACGAAGAAGAGCAACGCTGCATGACTAACGGAGAAAGGTAGGAGAAAATGTATCCAAATGGCATACCCACCCCCGGAAGCGACGAGGCACTGGAGCTTGGATGCGAATGTGCTATCCTCGATAACGGCCACGGGCGGGGCTACATGGGCGGCCCCTTCTTCGCGATAACTGGTGGCTGCCCCATCCATGACAAACCAAAGGACGACCCCATTGTGATCGAATCATCAGACTAATGAATCACTCCCACCACTGGCAGCTTGACGACACAGACAGCGGAGTCTGCGAGTGTGGGGCCGTGCGCCAGTGGAAGAGGATCATCTACAACGACAACCCCCTGGGGCCACCGGTCATCGAAGGCCCCATTCCCTTGGCTGTGGCTGCCAAGTGGAAGGCCCCCCCCGAACCCACGGAGATTACAGAGATGGTGGTGTGCCCGAAATGCGGATTCCTTTACCCACAGCCGGCGGACTCGAAGCTGCCCTACTGCATCGGTTGCGCTTCCCGCGCACCGAACGCCGCCGTCAAACGGTTGGGAATAGAATCATCAGATGGAACCCGCGCGCGCCAGTGGAAGAGGGTCATCTACGGCGACAACCTTACGGCGTAGCAATTGCTCTGGCGTCAAAAACGCAAAGCCCGCCACGCATGACCCTTGACAGCAGTAAACTACAGGGGTATACTAAGGTGTAGGGCCTTGTGACAAAGGCTGGACGAAAGGCAAGAGATTTTTCACCGGGGTCTGGATTCTGAAACGGGCGTCTCCTTTCCGCCCATTGTCACTCAGGGTCCAGGCCCCACTCTTTTGGAGGATGAAATGTCATACAGGCCATATCGCATAGCAATTTGGGGGAAGACAGAAGGGATATGTTGGTATTGTGGTGTAAATCTAACCCCCTTTAATTTCACTACAGATCACGTGATACCAATTTCTTCCGAGGAAGGCAGTAGTGCCTTTTGGAATATGGTTCCCTGTTGTAAGTCGTGTAATTCTTCCAAAGGGTCTCGCACCTTAGACCAATTCCGCGCTGTCCTTCTTAAAAAACAAGGTGCAATATTTACCGAACGGCAATTAACGTATTGGCAAGAGAGAGGTATTGAGTTGCCAATTCCGCAACCCCACGTCTTCTATTTTGAGAAGGTGGGACTTGGTTAAGCTAATGGAGCCAACCCCCATTTATCTGAACCAACCAGTGCAACACCGCAGCCGCGCCCTTAGAGACCACTTCGCAAAAGTCCCCAATTCCCTGGCCCGACGCCACGACCTTGATCCCATCAGCAAGTTACTACTTATCGTTCTTATCAGTCATGCCGACACGGAAACCCAAACGACATCCTGGCCCTCCGTGCCTCTGCTGGCTAAAGAGGTGGGGTGCAGCGACAGGGCTATTCAACGAGCATCCCAAAAGCTCCAGACGATGGGCCTCATGACAATCGAAATACGACCTGGCCCGAACGCGAAACAAAACCGAACCAATGTCTACATCATTGAGAACGACGCCATAGCGGAAGGTGACACACAGTCACCGGGTGGTGAACATCAGTCACCGGGTGGTGCCACAGGGTCACCGGGGGTGGTGTCACGGAGTCACCCAGAAGAAGACCCATTAGAAGAATACCCAAGAAGAATACCCAAGAAGAAGGCAGCACCTTTTTCTGATTTTCTGGCTGCCAAGAGGCTGGAGTTTCCAGACATCGATGTGGACGCAGAATGGGTAAAGTGCCAGCTTTGGCATGAAGGCCGGCCGCAAAAGAAGCACCCCAATTGGAAATACCGCTTGCACAACTGGCTAAACAAGGCCCGGAGTTTCCAGCAAGACAAGAAGCCGCAACCCCCCAGCGCCAGCGACGACTTTGACGCCCGGTATGAGCGGTGGGCGGCGGCGCAGCAAGAAGAAAACAATGGCTGATGTGCTGGGGTTCATCACCGACCAGGCGTGGCAGTATAAGCGCCAAGGAAACCAATACCTCATCCAGCAGTGCCCCCTCTGCGGCAAAAAGAATCACTTCTACATCAACCAGGAATCCGGAGCTTGGGACTGCAAGTCATGCCAGGCAAAGGGCAGCCTTTTCAGCCTAAAGCAGCGCCTCGGGGCCGGCACCCAGATCGCCCCCATGGTGCCCCGCAAGCCGGTGCCGGTTATCAGCGACCAGCATGTAGAGCAATGCCACTTCGACCTTTTGAACAACCCCGACGCCCTGGCCTACCTCAAGAGCCGGGGCCTAGACATGATAACGCTGGAGCACTTCAAGGTTGGCTACGTCCACGAGCACGGCAAGGGCTGGCTGGTCATTCCTCACTACCAGGATGGGAAGGTGGTCAACCTCAAGTATCGCTCTCTTCCACCAGACGAGAAAGAGTTTCGCCGCTATCAGGGTGGAGCCAGCGTGATTTTTAACGGTGACGCCATCAAAGGGGCCAGCCGGGTTCACTTCTGCGAGGGAGAGATTGACACCATGACCGCCTGGCAGCATGGGGTGGAGTGTCCGATTGGCGGGACGTTAGGCACCGGCGGCTTGGCCCCCGAATGGTTCGATCTTCTGGCGCACGTTACAGAGATAGTCCTACTCCAAGACGGCGACTCCGCCGGCCAGAAGGGGGCAGAGGCAATGGCGAAGCGCCTAGGCTTAGACCGCTGCCTAAACGTGGTCATCCCAGACGGCGGAGATGTCAATAGTTACTTCCAGACATTTGGAATTGGCGAGTTCAACCTTCTGCCACGCAACCCCTACCCCGTCAAGAACGTCATGCCCTTTGGGGAAGCGTTATACCGGCTATCACAGCGCGGGGATAGCACCGGCGCAACTGGACTCAAAACCCCCTGGACTAGCGTTGACAAGCTAATCGGCCCCATGTCGGCAGGAGATTTAATCGTCGTCTCGGGCACACCGGGGACAGGAAAGACGACCTGGTGCCTACAGATAGCTTGGTCGCTGGCACTCCAGAATAAGCCCGTGCTGGTCTACTGTTTGGAGATGAGGCCGGAGCGGTTGGCGTTGAAGGTTGTTCAGGCTTACTTCGGGCTCACGGAGGAACAGGTCACACCCGAGAAACTGGGGGAGGCCAGCCTAATCTTTGAGGACCTACCGCTCTACTTTGGTCACAACTTTGACAAACCCAAAGCCGACGAGGTTATGGACACCATCAAGGAGGCACAGTCTAGGTTTAACCTCCATCTCGTCGTCTTTGACAACCTTCACTTCCTTTGCCGAGAACTCAAATACGTTGTCCAGGAGGTTGGCAACGTCACCCGCTCATTCAAACTCCTAGCTGAGTCGTTGGAAATACCTATCATGCTGATAGCCCAGCCCCGCAAGGTGGGCGACAAGATGATGACATTGGACGATCTCAAGGACTCATCCTCCATCGGGGCGGATGCTGATTCCGCTATAATCATCCATCGTAAGCCTGTTCGAGGCCAAGACGGGCAACTGGCGGAGCAGAGCCTTGACCCCAAGACACTTATCCGGCTAGAGAAGAACCGTTATCGAAAAGGGGGAGAGCTTTTCTTGCATTATGATGGGGCCAAGTCTCGGTTCGGCGAACTGGCGGCAGGGTATTGACACCTCACTACCAGCGTAGTATACTAGCGGAGTAAACGTCCAGACAACTGGAAAGGGGAAACAAGTGCGTATCTATGTGGCCGGCCCTTACGGAGACCATAACCCACCTGAGGTCATAGCCGAGAACGTGCGGCGAGCAGACGAAGCGGCGCGGGAACTCCTGGTCATGGGGCACTTGCCATTCTGTCCACACAAGATGACTCACCACTGGGAGCAAGACTCTCGGCTGACGCCATCGCACTATCTCACCCTGGACACCGATATTCTCCTGCGCTGGGCCGATGCCCTCTTTCGCCTCCCTGGGGAATCTAAGGGTAGCGATCGAGAAGAGGAACTGGCCCGGGCGTTCGGGATGCCGGTATTCTACACCTATGCCGAAGTGGAGGCTGCATCGTGATAATTGGCTTGGCGCATCGTGCTCAGGTGGGCAAGGACACAGTGGGGGAATACCTGGTCAAACAGTATGGCTTTGTTCGCCACGCCTTTGCAGACCCACTCAAAGAAGAAGTGAACGCCATACTCAGTGTATTCGGTCGCCGTTACCGAGAAGAGGACAAGGAAATCTTGCGGCCCCTCCTGATTGCCTGGGGTGAATATCGTCGCCACCAAAACCCTGGCTACTGGAGCAACTTTCTCATGGGAGACATCAAATGGGACTTGGCAAGGGAAACCATCCAAGCTCACCACGTCGTTACCGACGTGCGCTACCCCAATGAGGCAGACGCCATCAGGAAACTCGGCGGCATCATCGTCCGCATCAACCGAGACACCGGCCTGGACATACCGAGCGAGGCCATCATGGACAACTACGTGGCCGATTATGAAGTGGACAACAACGGTGACGTGCTGGCGCTGCTTCACGCCATCGACCTGATTGTGGAGGGAGAATGATGAACGAGGCAAGGCTGGATGGGATTGACCGAAGGAGGCAAGCGTTCGATGGACGCATTGCTAGGAAGGACGTTGACGAAATAATCGCCGCCCTTTGGGAAGCCTGGGAGTTGATTCGGATATCGAAATTGCCTTATGTGCTAGAACTTGAGGCTACTAGGGGCGATCTAACAGATGTGACAAAAGAAGCCGACCGGCTAATTGACGAGTTGAAAGAGGCGCGGCTGCAATTAGACACAGCCAAGAAACTGCTCTTGCAACAGGCAGACATAGCGGTGTTACAGGCGGGGCAGGTTGATGAGTTGACGGCGCAACTGGAGGCCAAGGAAAAGCAGCAAGCCCTCCAACGACGGGGTTATCTCTATGCTGTTACTTGGCTCAAGGAGAGGGTTGCTAAACTAGAGAAACTAGTTGAGGGTGATGCTGCGGAGATAGAGCGGCTGCAAGATCAAATCACAGAGTTACACCTACAAATAGAACCCGTGACATGCAGAGAAAACTTACGTCGAGGGATCGGCCCATCAGCCAAACGAGCAAGGCGAACGCATTGTATAAACGGACATCCATTCGATATGAATAACACTTACGTATACCCGAACGGTTGGAGGAAATGCAAAGAATGTAATCGGGATTCTAAACGAAGGCAGCGAAGTGCTTAAGGTCGCGTTCCTAGCAGCCCTGGTGCTGCTCACAGGTTTCGTCACACAGGAGCGTAGCTCAATGGTAGAGCCGGTGGCTGTTAATCACCTGGTTGCGGGTTCGAGTCCTGCCGCTCCTGCCATTCAACTGGAGGTGAAAGATGAAAGACTGGCAAGCATTCCTGTTGGCGTCAGGGTTGTTCGCGATAGCATCCTCCCTAGCCGATGGGGATTACTCCTTATGGTTCAGACTAGGAACGGCCCTACTCGGAACGATGGCGGGGATTCACATGATGCTAGAGAGATTTCGGAAGCCCTAACCCCTGAGCAAGAGGTTAGGTTGGCCGTTGACCGCTGGTTTGAGCCCTGGGCACAACCGACCGCTCTCTGCATTGTCGAGAGGGAGTCGGGGTTTGACCCGTTTGCGGTGGGCAGCGCCGGAGAGGTCGGGATCGGACAGACCCACCCCATTCACGCCTGGGCCTATGACTGGGAGCGACTGCGGTCGGGCGACGTGGACTATCAGGTCGGGGTGATGCACGACCAGGCACGGGGTGGGACATGGTGGCTTCCGTGGTTAGCGCAGAAAGGACGATGCTGGTGAAGGCGCAAGTCCAGTGCAAGAATTGCTGGGGACGGTGCTCTTGGCCTGGGTGCCCGTTTGTGGCAGCGAGAAAGTGTGGAGGGTAGAGAAATGCAACTGTTCGATGAAGATTTACTTTGTCCTAAGTGCGGCTATGGGGCGCTTCGGGCTGACTATCAGGGGTGGAGGAACGCAATAGAGCGGACCTGCACAAGATGTGGGTATCGCTGGGACGAACGGCCACTAGATCAGCAGGCGGAGCAAATCAGCAGGCGGAGCAGCCCAATGATTAGTGACACCTGCCGAACCTGCAAACACTGGGCAGTCTGCATCGCCCCTACCGACTTGCCCCACGTCGGGGCTTGTGCTAAGGGCAGTGGTATGACCCTGGAGGACTCAAGATGCGGGGAACATCTAGAGGTGGTGAAATGAATCTTGAACCCACCGACGACGAGCTGGACACCTGGGCTGCGAAGTTCTTGGGGTGGACACCATCTCCTACTTTCCCCGGATGGTGGGTAGAACGTAAGGGTTCAGACCTTATCCATGTAATTCCAGTTGACGATTTCCATCCTACCCGACCAGGCCACGAGCACCAGGCCATGATGGTGGTGAGGAAGATGGTCAAGAATGAGTGGGTTTGGGATGCGGATGGTGATGATGGACATAATCGTTTCACCTTCGCCAAGGGTAGGATAAACGAATACGCTGTAGACCCAGACATTGGCCGAGCCATAATCCTCGCGGCGAAGAGAGCAATGGAGGCGCAAGATGCCTTATAGTATCCCTTGCGATGGGGGAGAAACTAAAAGAGGCAAGGTTAGAGTGGAAGGAAGGCAAGGCTGGTGATTGGTATTTTCACCCGATGGTAGGGGTTTCGGTTAATACAGGTGATGGGTTGCCCTTTGACGGTGAAGCCGGGACGAATTGTATCTACCTCCCCTCTCGCCTTGACCTAGAGGAACGGCTAATGGATATGGGGTGGCGACGGTTTGATTATCGTTATACGACGTTGGGTGTCTTGTTATTTGCTCACCACCATACCTACGATATTGCCCCGGAGGGTGTAGCCGACACCGCTGCCGATGCAGTGGCAAAGGCATATCTGACAGCAAGGAAGGGGCAAGGGGAATGAACTTAGACGAGTGTATTAAGCAGTGGGACAATTCCAAAAGAGTCGCTGACGATCTCAGGCAGGCGTTTGATGCCGAGCGCCAGGAGATGCAGCAATATATCCAAGAGTTACAGCGACACGTTCGTGAGATTGGTTATGAGTTGTTGGTAGAGCGGAAGCGAAGCCAGAAGCTGCGGGAGGCGGCGCAGGCGCTATACAACGAGATCATGGCGGGGGCTGATATTTACAGCCCTGAGTTGGGGGACACTATCGGAGACAGATACAAGCTGGAGCTTGAAGCCCTGCGCCAAGCTCTGGAGGGGGAAGACGATGCCTGACAACTATCCTGATTGGTGGCCCCAAAACCCTTACCCAGAGGCAGTCTTCCCTATGACTGTCGAGGACTACGTTGCGATGGTGCCTGACCCACACCAGCGCACGGCATTGTCGGGTTGTTTGGGTCGCATGTTCTGGGAGATCGCATCGAAGAGTATCTTAGCGGCTTACAGGGAAGAAGACGAAGACGATGCCTAAAGACAACCCTATCTACGACCAGCTGAAAGCTCTTACTCTGCAAGAGCGGCTGGCGGTGGCCGCTGCCCACTACGAGGAATACCGTCCTGAGTTTGCTGAGGGGCTGCGCCACGCTATGAAACTAGTGAGCGAAGATGGCTGGTATCACCTAGCGCCAGCGTGGGAGAGGGAGTGGCACAAAGATGCCTAGAGTGCTTAACCGCCGGACCGACTCCATCCCTCCAGGGGCGGTCTATGTTGGCCGTCCCTCTAAATGGGGATCCCCATTTAAGGTGAAGAAGATTAAGGGGGAACCCCTGTTCATAACTCACCAGCGAAGCGTAGCCCAGTTTCGAGAATATCTATCCGAACACCCCGAACTGGTCGAGGCGGCCAAAGTAGAACTTTGTCGCAAGGATTTGGTGTGCTGGTGTGCCCCCCTACCATGTCATGCCGACGTATGGATGGAGGTGCTAATGCCGAGTAACTGGAAAGACCTACCCCCCGACGATCGCGACAGGGCCCTGGCGGAGAAGCTGGGGTGGAAATATGAAAAGTTAGGTCGGGTTTGGGGATGGAGGTTGCCAGATGACAGATGGTATTCCGCAGTATGGCACTCACCTACTACATCCTGGGCTGGCATGGGCCTGGTGGTGGCGGCGATGGCGGCAAAGGGGTTTGACCGGATAGTGACAGCCAACAATGGAGCGCCGATCCATGTAGCTTTTATCCACGACCGTGCCTTTGGTAGCGCCACCAGTGACTCAGAACCCGAAGTTACCGCTGAAGCGGCGTGGAAAGCCTTGGGGGGAGAGTAGAGATGCCGTTGCCGTTTAACAGGGGAGACCGAGTGATTGTTGTAGCAGAAGGGGAGCGATTCAACGGTCAGGCCGGCTCGATTGTAGGCGACTACGCAGGTAGTGGGGGACTACTCTGGAGAGTGCAAATAGACGGTGACATGCCAAATACCAGGCGCATCTACTACGAACGAGAATTGAGGCGGTTAGATGCCTAGCTCGATGTGTCGTGGCGAAAACCACATTTTTGACGGACTACGCCCCGTCGACCTCGACGACAGTATTGCCGGCTTTGAGGACATCTGTATCTGTGACTGCGGGGTCGTGACTCTCAAAGAGTGGCAGGAGAGGGTAGTCCGAAAAGAGCGGACGACTGAATGAGGCGCACTGCTACGCTGGAGGGCTACATTCTTCCCTATGTCCGCATGACCCAGGCCGGCAAGTGGGTAAAAGCAAAGGCTAAGGAATACCTTGTCAACCAGAATTATCTAGCTTGGCAGTTAAAGCTCCAGTTGGACCCGCTGCCCAAGAAGACGCCGATTGCGGTGAGTCTTATCTTCTGGCGCAAGTGGCTTTACGTTGGCGACCTGGACAACCTCGAAAAGGCAGTGCTTGACGCCCTCCAGTTAGCGGGCATCCTCCCAAACGACGCATGGGTGGTGAGGGTTGTCAAGGAGAAGTTCAGGGCGGAAGAGGGGCCAGACAGGACAGAGATCAACCTTGCCATCGCCAAGGGCGGCAAGGGGGCCTGGGGAATAGTCATGGACGATGTGCTGGAGGCGATAGGGTGAGCCTTCTCCACGGCGACGCGATAGAGTCCAGCCCTGACACGATGCGCTTTCTATACGATGAGCTGGCCCAACGCCTGGGCGAATTGCCGATGGAGACAAACCTGGTCGAGGTGGCTCTGGTCGTGTCAGTGGCATTGAAAAAGCACAACGCCAAGTTCCGGCCCGCATTCTTCATGGACAAGGTTCTGGAGGGGAAATGAACGACTATCAAGCGTTTCTGGAGTCTAAACTCCTGGCGGTTCAGCCTAAAGGGAAGGACATTTCGCCCTCATTGATTCATCCCAAGCTCTTCCCCTTCCAGCGGGACATTGTGGCCTGGGCGCTGCGCAAGGGCCGAGCCGCTATCTTTGCGGATACCGGTCTTGGCAAGACGTTCATGCAACTCGAATGGGCTCGGCTCATGGGCGAGAAGACACTCATCCTTGCCCCCCTGTCTGTGGCCCGCCAGACGGTGCGTGAGGCGGGCAAGATTGGGGTCGAGGTTCGGTATGTGCGGAGCCAGGCCGAGATTAGCGATGGCCTTCTGTGGATAACCAACTATGAGATGTTGGACCGATTTGATCTGAGCCAATTCGGGGCTATCGTGCTGGACGAATCAAGTATTCTCAAAGCATTCGACGGCAAGACCCGCCAGAAGCTAATCGGCGCTTGTGCTACTATTCCCTATCGGCTTTGCTGTTCGGCGACGCCAGCCCCCAACGACTACACCGAGCTTGGTAACCATGCTCAGTTCTTAGGCATCTGTTCGGTGGCTGAGATGCTGGCGAGGTTCTTTGTCAACGCCAACAAGCAGCAGGCCATCGAAGTCGGCGGGAGAATCTACGAGAAGAAGGGCAGCAATAAGGGCGGCCAGGAGTGGCGCATCAAACGCCATGCCGAGGATGCGTTCTTCCGCTGGTTGGCATCGTGGGCCATCACCATCACCAAACCAAGCGACCTGGGGTACGACGATGACGGGTTCATTCTGCCGCCCCTCACCGTCACGCCTCAATTCGTCAAGACGGATTATGTCCCCGACGGGCAACTGCTATTCACCACCCTAAAGGGGCTCAGCGACCGTGCCGACATTCGACGACAGACCATAGGCGCGCGGCTAGCGGTGCTACAGGAGATTATCGGGGGCAGCAGCGACCAGTGGATTGTCTGGGCGGGGTTGGACGCCGAGGCTAAGGCTATAGCTATTGCGTTTCCTGATGCGGTGGATGTCAAGGGTAGCGACTCACCAGAGTCAAAGGCTCAGGCGTTTGAGGATTTTCAAGACAAAAAGTTCCGTATCCTGCTAACCAAATCAAAGATAGGCGGTCACGGGATGAACTTTCAGCAATCACACCACATGGTCTTCTTCGGGTTGAACGACTCGTGGGAATCGTTTTACCAGTGCATCCGTCGCCAGTGGCGCTATATGCAGGAGTCCCCCGTCGATGTCCATATCGTAATGACCGACCTGGAGACGGGAATCTATCAGAATATCATGCGCAAAGAGGCGCTGGCAAAGCGGCTCAAAAGCAAGCTGGTGGACGCCATGCGGGTCTATGAAGAGGAGGAATTGGGCTTGGTGAACAAGAGCACAGACACATACCAAGAGCGCGAGATCTCCGGCAAGGGCTGGCGGATGATGCTTGGCGACTCATGCGAACGGCTGGGGGAGTTAGCCGATAGCTCGGTAGACCTGTCCGTGTACTCTCCACCTTTTGCTGATCTCTACACCTACTCGGCCAGTGACCGCGACCTGGGCAACAGCCGAGGGTGGGCGCAGTTCTTCCGCCACTACGGGTTCATTATTCGTGAGGTTCTGAGGGTCACAAAGCCAGGGCGGTTGACCTGTGTTCACACCAGCGACATTCCGGCGATGCAGTCTCGGGACGGGTGGATAGGCGTCAAGGACTTTCCAGGCACCGTGATACGGGCCTATGAGCGCAACGGGTGGGAGTTTGTGGGCCGGGCTTTTGTCCAGAAGAATCCCCAGGCCCAGGCCATTCGGGTGAAGAGTAAGGCCCTTCTATTCGTCCAGCTCCGAAAGGACTCGGCGGACTCCCGACCAGCTTTGGTTGACCAGATTCTTTTGTTCAAGAAGCTAGGCGAAAACGCCGTCCCCGTTCTGCCTGTCGAATCGGGAGAACTGGACAACGAGACGTGGATAGAATGGGCGCATGGCATCTGGCTGGGAATCAGTGAGTCGGATACTCTCAGCTACCACCAGGCGAGGGGGGCGGAGGACGAAAAGCATATCTGTCCGCTTCAGTTGGGCGTTATTGAACGATGCGTCAAGCTTTACTCTAACCGTGGCGAGGTCGTTCTATCGCCCTTTGCGGGCATCGGGTCCGAAGGGTATGAGGCGGTGAGATTAGGGCGGCGGTTTGTGGGCATTGAGCTCAAACCCGAATACCACAAGGTCGCCGTGGATAACTTACGCCACGCCGAGCAACTGGCTGGCGCTGGCGACCTGTTCTCTTGGGCGGAAACCGGCCTGCGGCTGGCCTGAGAAAGGAGAGCGATGCAGCCCCACACCCATTGCTTCCACGACATAGCCTGGGGTCTGACCGAGGCCCCAGTGACACACGGGGAGTCCCTGCCGAAGCGTCCCGATGGAACCAAGGAGGGCTGGTATGAATATGCCGGGGCCTACCTAGAAAGGTGCTGCCACTGTGGGGGAGAGCAATGGGTTTACCGCTGGACAGAGCCCAAGACGGGAACTCAAGCAAGGCTGGCATGAGAAAGGAGAGTGATGGCACACGTAACGTCTGAGACGGCCGCCCAGGCGCTGGAAAAACTACTGGAGGCGCAGAATGGGTAAAGAGTTAGCGGCCCAACTCGAACGAGCCTGGCAAGGGGGGTATGCCGTCATGCTGTCGCCGTTGCTTTCGGGTGAGGCCGACTGGCATGGGCGAGTGGCCATCTACGTATACTCGGGGGACATACGCCAGAGCGAGCCTTGGCGTGGCAACCCGTGCTCGGTGGAACAGGTGCCGGGCGAACTGGCCAGAGTATTGGATTTTGTGGAGGCACAGAATGTCTAAGACTGGAATATCATACTGCAACGAAACATGGAATGTCCTGACCGGCTGCTCGCCGCTGTCTCCAGCTTGCGAGAATTGCTGGGCTTGCCGCCTAGCCGGTGGCCGTTTGCAACACCACCCCGACTACAAGGGCTTGACTCGCAAAACCGAAGGGGGGCGACTCCAGTGGACGATGGAGATAGGGAGACTATCTGGGCCACACAGTCGGAAATGTCAAAACTTTTCGGGGTTGACCAGAGTGTCGTTTCCAAACACATTACCAACATCTTTCAAGAGGGAGAATTGGATGAGTTGAGTAATATGCAAAAAATGCATATTACTCATTTCAAACCTGTAAGCCCCTACTGGAAGACCTTGGGGAGATCAACCTGGAGAGTATTGACGGCGTTGTCGTTGGCGGCGAGTCCGGCCCCCACGCCAGGCCGATGCACCCTGATTGGGCAAGGAGCATTCGCGATGCCTGTGTAGCGGCGGGTACAAAGTTCTACTTCAAGCAGTGGGGAGAATGGTGGCCGAATGGCCAAACCTTCAACGAGGACATGGTAAAGCCGCACTCTATTGGCCCTGAACGGGTTGCCTGGCTCGGCCGAGATGGACATGCGTTGCCAATTGGCTTAGGAGATTACGAGGGGCCGGAGATACATCTGATGGTTAATCGAATAGGCAAGGCTGCGGCCGGGCGAGAGCTGGGCGGGCGGCAATGGAAGGAGATGGCGTGGTGATAGATTTGCTGGAACGCTACAAATTGGGCTGTGAGTTTCCGCGACCGTTAGATGAGCCAAAAGTGGAAGAGGCGCTACGCACCCACTATCAGGCATTGGGGCTGCCGCGCCCTGTAGTCAAGAAAATCCTGACACCCAGGGCCGCCGGGGACGCCTTTGCCGCCAGGGTCGCCTGGGAGGACGCCTTTGCCGCCGGGGACGCCAGGGACGCCGGGGCCGCCTGGGCCGCCTGGGAGGACGCCTTTGCCGCCAGGGTCGCCTGGGACGCCAGGGACGCCAGGGCCGCCAGGGCCGCCGGGGCCGCCTGGGCCGCCAGGGACGCCAGGGCCGCCGGGGCCGCCTTTGCCGCCGCCGGCTGGGCCGGCTGGGCCGCCTGGGCCGCCAGGGACGCCAGTTGGGTATCGCATATCGTCGTTGGCGCAGGTGAGCTAGGGGCAACTACAGTGTTAGCCCAATTTTTGCCCATCCTGGAAGCGCTGGAGGCGGGGTGTTGGCTCTATTGGCTGGGTGATACGGAGTGCCTATGGATGCCACAGCCCCAAATCTGGGCTGATTCGCAACACCGTTGCCACCGAGATGATGGGCCTGCTTTCCAGATTGAGGGAGGCGAAACCCTTTGGTTCTGGCATGGAGTTTTGGTGAATGAGCGTATCATAGAGTACCCAGAAACTATCACGGTGGAGCAGGTGCTGGCTGAACGTAACGGGGAAGTGGCTCGTGTCATGGTGGCGCGTATGGGGGAGGAACGGTTCGTCGCTGAGAGCCAAGCGAAGGTGCTTGACCAAGACCGTGACCGCTGGGGGCAGCAACGTCAGTTGCTCGAAATCCCCATGCCCCAGCATCCCAGGGGAAATATACGGGTCGTGCGCTACCAAACAGCGCCGACCGACTTGTCCCCAGAACGAGTCTATACTAAGCCAGTGCCCTGGACAGTCACAACATGTGCTGAGGCCGTTGCCCAACGATTTGGGCTGACCGTAAAAACCTACAATCCAGAGATAGAAAGGTAAGGACAATGCTTAAGCAGAACCGAAACGGCGACGTATTGCTCAATGGGGAGATTCAGCCCCCCGATTTGAGTAAGGCAACTTTGAAGGCCGAGGGGGTCTATATGCTTGCTCTGGGCGAAGTGACCGGCCATAGTCACGTTATCGAGGGCGACGTGAGGGTCTGGGATGTGGCAGGGCAGACCTATGTTCAGGTAGGCGAGAAAGGCGCTCAGATTCGCCACGAGCAGCACTCGCCAACTGGCGTAGAGGTTGTGCCCGGTTGGTATAAGCAACAGCCCGAAGTTGACTTCGACCCCTGGGAGGAAATGACCAGGCTAGTGCGGGACTAAACTGCTATGACCCAACCCGTGCGCCTCGCCATGCTAAAGGGCGGCAACCGGCTGCACTTGGTCAAGAATCCTCTGTGGGGTGACTTTGTTGCCCGCTGCGGAATGAAGGCGTATCTGCATGATTACTGGGACTTCAACCCGCCACCGGCGGCGAAAAAGGCAAGGGATGGCCCCGTGCTGTGCGCCTACTGTCATGGCGCGGGAGATGAGGAGGCGAGAAAATGGGACAGCCTTTAGACCCTGAGCTAATAGCCGAGGCAATCAAGGAAATACGGGAGTACCGGGAATGGGCTGAGGCAAAGAAAGACATACATCCCGTAACGATTTACCTGCGGCGGACGACCCATCTATCTGACCCACAGGAATACTGTATCAAAGTACCACCGTTAGGATGGAGGGTCAGCTATATCGCTAAGGCCATCTGGCAATCCCTCGGCCTGCCCGACGAGGACGGGGAGTATGAGGTGGTGGTGATGTTGAATGACGGATAGCTGTCCCACCTGTGACCGCCTCTGGCCTGACAGTTTAATGGCCGGCTACATGGACGGGTGCCTGGGTTGCATAAGGGAATGCAAGCGGCGCATGGACGCCTTTGAGGTTAGATACAAGAAGGCATTGAGGAAAGTCCAGACAAGTGGAAAGAAAGGAACAGGATAATGCCTAGCTGGGAACAACTGCAACCAATACTAGACCAACTAGCTGAGGGGTTGGGAACTACGGCGAGCAATCTCTGGGTTATCTTGGTGCAACGGCAGATTGTGGCTGGTTATCAGGACTTGATGTGGGCTGGGTTGTGGCTCTTCTGCGCTATTGTATTCTTGATAGGCAGCATAACGATATATCGCTCAGCCCCTAAACACCTGACAACAGAGCAACGAGACGATTATTATATGCCCAGTGCTATTCTCGCCGTAATCTTTGTAGCCATGTTTGGGATAGCCATTGGAATAGTAGTAAGCAGCGCCATTCCGCACTTGGTTTCGCCCGAATACTCGGCACTGCAAGCCCTTCTGTCGATGGTGAAGAAGTAGGTGAAAAAAGCTAAGGCCCTTGGCCTTCTTCGGCTGAAACTCACCGGCATTCTGGACGTATTCAGGATGCACGGCATGGACGTGTATATTCCCGAGGCGGTCAAGGCAATCATGGCCGCAGTCAAGGAATACGAGGAATGGAGGAAAGAGTGACCCGCCAGGAATTGCATTGCCACGCTTGCGACAAGTATGTGCAGTTCGATATTGACCTCTCGTTGGACGGGAACCACGTGTTGGAATGTCCAGAATGTGGACATGAACACTGCCGTGTAGTCAAAAATGGAGTGATTACGGGTGAGCGATGGGGCCAGAGGAACGGCCCTACGATAAACGTCATCGCAGTGAGTGCGTCAATGGTGTCCACGTGGGACTGTTATATGTCAGTCGCCGCTACTGGGTCTGACCGCATGTTCCTATATGATAGTTGGGTGCAGGCCGCCGCAGGATCAATGAGATGAAGTTCTCCTGCTGGACTTGCAAGACCCGCCCCAAGGACGGCCTGATTAGCTGCCCGCCTCGCATCAAAACCGGCAACTGGCCCCGCAAGATACCGGCCATACTCTGCTATCAAGGAAAGGGGAAATGAAGCTAACCCCAGACACCTTTGTAATTGCCGACCTCCACTTCGGCCACAAGAATATCATCCAGTATGAGACTCGCCCCGAAGACTACGAAGAGCTAACCGTCGCCAAGTGGAATCAGCATGTGGAAAAACATGACCAGGTGCTAGTCCTGGGCGATCTAACTCTAGCCGGCAGGGACTACACAAAGAAATACACCGAACGGCTGCATGGCAAGAAGTTCCTAATCAAGGGGAATCACGACGGAAACACGGAGACTTTTTACCTGGAGTGCGGGTTTACAGTCGTGGAGCCAATTTTAAAGACGTTCGCTAACTCCTGGGGAAAGTTACGGGTGCTGTTTACCCACGAGCCGGTGGAACCCTTGCCCGAAGGGTGGTTTAATATCCACGGGCATGTTCATGCGCGGGAGTTGGAATACACTGAACGACATTGCAACGTAGGGGCCGACGTAACCAACTATATCCCTGTGAGAATTTATGAAGTCCTGGCTTTGTGGAAGCATCTGTCAAGTGAAGTCTCGCCTGACAGAACTAGATAAATGGCAAGACCCCCATTTCTGAGGGCCTTGCGCTCTCCGTCCCCGAAGCGGCGGAGGTGATCAACTTGGTAGCGAGAGTGGGACTTGAACCCACAGTCGGGATTACTCCCAGCAGATTTTAAGTCTGCCGCGTCTGCCTATTCCGCCATCCCGCAATGACCTTCCCGCCTAGCCTTTCGGCAGAGCCCTTGGGCTCATTCAGCGGGAAGGAACCTTTTGGGTGCTGGTGCCCCGTTTTACTGCATTTCTCCTGGAGTCCAGGATTACGTTTCACTTCTCGGTGGGGCGCTCCCGCAGCGTTGCCGTTACCAGCACTAGAAGGAATCCAGCCGACGCATTGCCTACCCTGCGCTTTGAGTCGTTTGCCCTCCCCACTTTGGCAGCTTGGACACGACTACTGGGTTACGGTCAGCGCCGAGAGGGTTTTGCTCCTTCATATTTGGAGTGGGCGAACCTTCGTGTGATTCCCCATACCCAACCCCCACGTCTGGGGTGCCTTACTTCTCGGCCACTGGCTTCCTATCTTATAATAGCACACGACATGCCTTGCTGTCAAGGTGCCACTCCAACTCTTTCACCCGTCGTTCATCTTCTCTTGGGCACCAAACTGGGCAGAAGCGCACGTCGGGCATATCCGCCTCGGCCATTGTCTCTTGGCGAATACAGTGGCCCTTGAGGCTACATGATCCGGCAGTTGAGGTCACAGTAGACACCCGCGACGCCCACGCTGTTGCTAAACTGTCTAATGGTGGGCGCGTCCCATCCCCCGAACGGGCCATAGTAGGGCAAGCCACTCCAGTCCATTGTGGCTTGGTTATCGTATTCCGCTACCCACAGCGGAAACTCCCTAAACGCCTGGGTCTGTGCCATGTAGCCATTCCAGAACCACTTGGCAGTATAGATGCCTGGGGTAGCCCCGATCTCCCGACAGGTAAACAGCGCCTCCCACAGCTTGTTCCAGCGAACCTGAGCCCCAACAGGGGCCGTGTCCTCCACGGCAATCAACAGCATCCCTGGGTTGTAGGGCTTGGCCCGTTCCCAGGCGTCCCGAATCTGCCAGGTGGGGTTGCCCATGAAGTAGAGTTGCATGTAGGCGTCCGTGTGAAACCCGCCCTCGGAGAACGCCTGGAGTTGCTGGGGCGCGGAGTATGCGTTGTAAGAGTCGGAGTTGACGATGGCGAAGCGGGCACCAGCTTCCCATAGGGCGTCTATCTGTTCCGGCGTTATCGGCCCTGTGCGGTCTTGGGTGTAGTGGGAAACGTCAACGCCCAGGGCTAGGCTGGGCGCTACCCTAAAGGGAGCGACTCGACCGCATTTTCCATTTCCTGGAGATGCCCACGGGTGCGCTCAATCATCAGCAGCACGTCATCTTTGGTGATGGGTATTTGTCCCGTCCCCTGGAGGTAGAATCTAAACGCCTCTTCTGCGTCACCGCCAGCTTGAATCCAAGCATTGTAGGAGGCTAGGTAGGTTTCTTTTAGTGACATGGGTTCTCTCCTTAAAATAGTTCGCCGTCTTTGTGTCGCGTCAATCCCGCTGCGCCATACCAGTAATCGGCAGCCGCCGCCGTGGGCTGGCGGCGCATGATGGACTTGCACTTCTCGCAGATTACTTCGTCGTTGCGCTGGTCTACGGAACGGGCGAATCGGTCGAAGTGATGTCCACAGTTAGGGCACTGCATCGGGTACACTGGCAAGGTTAGTTCCTCCGTGCTTTTTCTATTGATGTAGCCGCTCCGCATTTAGGGCATTCAGCCGTTCCGCGAGCCACAGTGGTATGAAAAAGCAGCCATCCGCACTTGCGGCAATTAATGGGTTTCTCTACCAGATTAGGCATGTCCGTGACCTGCAAAAACGTCGGGGTTGCTAGCTACGGGAAACGGCAAAATAGGGGGGTGTTTAGGGTGGGGTGGTGTCCTGGTATGGTCGGCGGTAATTGGGGCCATCTAATCCTCCATCCTGACGCCAATACCGTGAGTATCGGGGTGAAAAACCAACTGTATTATCCCTGGGTAAGAGGCCGGATAGCCGTTCTTGATGGCGTAGCGAGGGTGAACCTGGAAGGTGCGGGCGATGATTCCCACCCGGTGCCTATTTAGCAACTTCCGGCTTCCATAGGTTTTCTGGTAGACTTCCTTAAAAAGACCCTCGTGGTCGTGAGCCATGATTAGGAAGTCTATATCGGGCTCCTGTAGCAGCATCCGCTCCAGTTTTCCTTGCTTGGCCGACGACGTCCTGGCCCCACCCCATCCATGAATGACATAACCGTTATAGGTGGTGGTGCCCCCGCCCTGGCGGGTGAAGGCTAGCCTTATGGCTGCACCTGAATCCCCCAGGTAGTCTGCGCCAAGTCGTTCCCCTATGTATTGTCCTATACTGTGATTGTCAATCCTGGACAATACGGATTCGTGGTTGCCACCTATAAGGCACACCGTCTTAGAAACAAGGGGCCTCCAGATGTCAATAAAGTGGTCAGCTTCAGCCACCGCCAGGTTGTCCAGGTCGTCTAGGGAGAGCCACTTGGCTAAGTCGTGGGACTCAAACCTCTTTCGATCCGAAATAGTAATGGCGGCAATCATGTCGCCAGCGTGGAGGGCAAGGGCAAAGGAGTCTTCTTCTACTCTCCGCACCAATCGACGCAATGTTATCTCGTCAACGGAGCGGTCGCCAATGTGGGTGTCGGCAAAGATGTTGAGGGTGAAGCGGTCACTGCGGCTTTGGTAGGTGATATGGCGAGTGTGTATCTCGTCGCTCAGAAAGCCCTCCTACACGTACTCTTCTTTTTGGTAGTCTCCCCGCTTTACTAGATGAACTATATATGCCCCCAATTTGTGCTCGCACATCCAGGGGTTGCGGCACTTGGGGCAGGGCTTGGGTGGCCCCACCTGTCGGATTAGGGCCACGGTCTCATTATCCAAGTAAGAAATGTCCACCCCCCGGTGCTTAACCACAGGATCAGGCCAGACTCCCCAGGCAATGTCAGCCGCCAGGCCGAGAATGGTTAGCGGTGCCCGGGGTGGGTAGGCGGTGGGGATACGCTCGTCGATGTTCCCCTCCAATACTTGTCCATGATTGAGGTCGTCAAGGCATTCAGTGCAGTAGTCCCAGCCGTAGTCAATCTCACGCCCGCAGTTGACACAGACGTTCTCCGGGTTGGTGGTCACCTAGAGATTCCGTAGCGCCTGGGTAAGAGCAAGGACAGCCGACATGGGGCTTGGGGGATGGCCTTTGAGGGCTTTGAGGGCTTCAACAATGGCATCGGCCAGCATTTTCTCTTTGTCGGTAAGTCTGGTAATTCCAATGGGGAGCCTCCTAGAGTGGTTTACCCCTACAGTTTATTGTACCAGTTAGCTATGAATATGTCAAGGCGAAGGGCGAAACCAGCTTGCAGGGTCTATTCCCAAAGCGGCCAGCCAGCCAAGAACAACCCCCACCGCGCCGCTGGCGACTGTAATCAGGCTGCGTTTGGCGTCATTCCCGATGCGGCGTTCATTCAGGGTTCTGACGATGGGCTTGAGTTCAGCCATGTCTCTGGCAGTGATGCAGTTCTCGCAGGGGTTGAAGTTGTCCAGACGTTCGGACACAATGTCCAGACGCTCCATCCCCGCATCCATCTTCGCATCTATCTCGCCAAGTTTCCCAGTCAAAGCGATGACGTTTTGGTTAAGTTGGCTGAGTAGTGCTTGCTCCATTTAGTGCCCCTTCTTGTTAGGCCCTTTGTTGCCACCACCCTTGGGCTTTCCTTTGGGGCGATTGTCACGACGGCGACGCGCAGCGGAACGGGCCATTATTTCTTGCCCCTCTTTCGACTTTTGCCCGCCTTATCGTAAGCGATGGCCGCCGCCTGCTTTGGGTCACGACCCGAGCGGATAAGCTCGGTGATGTTCTCCGAGATGGTCTTTTTGCTTTTACCCTGCTTGAGGGGCACGGCTAATAGACCTTTTTCTTGGGTTTTGCCTTAGTCTTGGCTTTCATCTTGGTTTTCTCTGCCATTTCATAGGCAGTCTTTCCCATTGGCTTGCCGCCCATCATCTTCTCCATCTCCGCATCGGACATCATGTGTCCATCGGGCATTTGGTGCATCCCTTTGGGCATGTTCTTGGGTTTCATCGGGGTCTTTTTCTTAGCCATTTCTTCCTCCTATCGCTCTGCTTCCCATGTGAACGTAGCTGTGCCTACCCCGGGGTCGGCATCTACTGTAATCCGCAGTGTGTCATAGGCCAAGTTAGCCACAGGAACCCACGACATTACGGCATTGCCTAGATTATTAGTAGGCGTTACCCTGACCCTTGCCGGGGGTCGCCGCAGTGAGTGGGCCACTGCGATATAGGTGGCTCCGTTGGGAACCGTGGCTGTTCCGCTGCATCGGGTGCCCGAACTGTAGCTGGTATTGGTTAGGGGAACGTCAAGTCGGCTAGCGGGGCCGGTGATGGTATAATCCGCACCCAAGAGCGTATTGTGGCCCAGCGCCTTGCCGCCGGTGAAGGTGTTGTAATCCACCAGGTAGTTTATCGAATCGACCACGATGGTAGCCCCGCTGATAGCGCCGGTAAAGGTTTCGCCCACTACGGGGATGCCTCGAATATACTTGACCTTTGTAGCTGCGGCTTCTTGCAACCACCGCTGGATGATGATGCTGCCCGAAAGAGTCTGCTTCCAGCTAGCAGCCGTAGCCGATGTGCCGCCAGTAACCTTTTCGCCAAGGGCGCTCCCGTCGTTTTGGAATGTCCCTGTAACCGTCCCCACCAGTTCAACCCAGGGTGCCTCATAGAATCCGGTGTGGCCCTGAGTTAAGCCAAAGTCGTCAGCGTGGTTGGCTCCGTTCATCACCCCACCGGTGATGGTGTTATATTTGGAGCCAACGGCCACTCCGTCCACGACTTTGTAGCCAAAGACAATCCCATCGTCAATCCCATTATTCCCATAGCCAGTATGACGCCCAGGCCGAATATCGCAGTAGGAGCCTGCGATCTGCATGGCGTGATATTCGATGTTGGCTATGTCGGTTCCATAAATCCTGTGATTGCCATCATCTAGTGTAACCCCAGCTCTGGCCCCGTTGATTCGGAGCCCATTCACAAGGCCCACCCCAGAATCTTTGTCTGCGGTGAGTCCGTCACCCTTGACACAGGTGGTGATGTCTGCATCAGTGAGTTTCCAGTAGGGAGAGTTGACAAAGGTGATGCCCCACTGGTTGTCGTCCAGGATGGGACTTTGTATTTCGACACTAGGTGAATCGATGACAGCAATGCCATAACCTGAGTTGCCGACAATCGTTAGCGCCTTCATGGTCGCCCCGCTGGCCTCCCCAAGGACATACCAGTAATCATCCTGGCGCAGTGTGGGAACCGGCCCTAAGTCATGCAAGGTTATCCAGGCGTGGCCGCTGGCCGACCCGACAATCCCCTCTTGCCAGGCTGTGGCGGGGACTGGAGTAGTCCAGTGGAGCCTCACCGTTTCGCCAGCCACAAATGTCCCCGTCCCCGTCCCATCATCGGTCAGGGTGACAACTCCGCACTCTTCGCAGCGGACTCGGATGAGCTTGGCGTTATCGCTGGCAGAGCGAATGGTTATTCCATGCATCCTGGTATGGTGAACATAGACATCTTCAATCAGGGAGTAGTCGGCATTCTCCGCCCAGATGCCGCCGTAGTTTCCGGTGTAGGTATACTTGTCGCCGTCCACTTGAAGGTTCTTGATGGTGACTTGCCCCGAGCCGGAGATGATGTAATCAGAGAAGTTGCCAGCCCGCTTGATGATGGTGTTGAAAATCCCCTGGCCTTCCAGTAGTCCATACTGCACATAGGCGACTTTGGCGGCAACGTTGAAGGTTCCAGATGACAGGATTAAATGCTTGTTGATAGCCCAGGCAGCGTTTATGTCGGCTTCATCAGCCGTCCCATCGCAGATAGTATCGGCCCAGGCCTTCTCGGTAAGCGTGGCGTTAGAGGCGGCCAGGAAGTAGGGGTTAGGCGTATCCGTGGACAGCCAGCCCAGGCCGACATTGTGGTCAGTTGCCGCGATCTCCCCGTCAATCTCAATGCAATACTGCGTGACGCTATCGGCCACCGAGATTTGCACCGCGCCGTTGGCGTTGGTGTAACCAGAGCCATAGACTGTTAGGTGAGTGCTGTGGTCAAGCAGGCGGACTAGTTTGCTGGCGGCAACAACAGTCTTTCCGTCAGCGGTGTCTACCGTCAAGCCAGTGAGGTTGATATTCTTAGACATGGTTATCCTCTCGCCAGACTGACATTCCAGGAGCCATCAAGGTTGCTGGCACCTGGGTCGTTGCGGCAATGCACTGTGAACTGTGTAGCCCCGATGGTGTCCACCCAGACGTTGCCAGGGTCGTTGGAGGGGTTTTCCCCAAACGTGATGTTGATATTTTTCAAGGCTGGCGTCACCGACAAACCGTGAGTGATAACCGCCGACGTAGCTCCATTAGCGATAGAAAACGTCCCCGACCCCTCTGTGAGATAGGGGTAGTTGTTTCGGGCTATCGAGTTGGCCCCGACAATAAGCATGGGGGCGATTGTGTTGGCCTCCAACTGGTTGTTGAAGTAGAAATTGGTGTTAGTGGCGTCGATCTCTTCAATGCCATAACGGGTGTTTCCTACCGAAACATTCCCTACTACGCTGTTGTTGCCTGATTCAGTAGTTCCAGCCCCGAACGTCAATCCTGACTCTGTATTGCCCCGCATGACGTTTCCCGTTATGGAATTGTAGTGGCTCCCATATAGCAGCATCCCATCACGGCCATTGCCTGACGCAAAGTTCCCGCTGATTGTCCACCGCTGCGCCCCTTCGGACACTCCCCCGCCACCAATTAAGAACCCCAGTCCTCCGTTGTTCAGCGCCCTGTTTCCGATTAGAGTCCAATAATAGGCTCCATCTGCCCCCTCACCGCCAATGACATAACCATCGCCAATGTCCACGTCTCGGGATAGATTGCCTATCATAGTCACGTTGTCACCATTAACGGAGATTCCATCTCCAGAGGTTTGGGTTCCGTGAACCATAGAACCCACATAGTTGGAGATGATGAACTTCTCGGTTGCCCAGAGAGATTTAGTGGTGGCGTCCAGCGGAATCCAAATGCCAAACAAAGAAATCCAGTCCGTGGTGTGTTGCTGTTGAGTTCGCAGGATGGTATTGCCCACAACCCACAGCCTATCAAGGGTTCCGGTAGAGTTGTTAAAGTGGATTCCAGTGGAGGGGTAGGAGATTGTTTCTAGGTTGACAACCTGAGTCTCGCTTCTATGAAGGAAGATGTCGTTGTAGAGAACCCTGGCGTTCTTGCAGGTTCCACCAGCGGTGTTGAAGGCAATGGCATGTTGGAAAGGATTGTCGATATAGTTGTGCTCTACGGTCACATCTTGAAAGTGCCCGTCAATTACAATGGCAGCATTGTCGGGCATGTAGATGTGACAATTTCTGATAGTTAGACCGGCATTAGCTGAACTTGGATAGGTCATATACATAGCGGTTTCTTTGGTGTTGAGAATCTTGACCCGTTCAATGAGACTTTGACCCCAACGGGTGCCCCGAATCCCAACTCCGCTGCTTTGGTTGGCCTTATTCCCTGCGATAGAGAAATCGGCCAGGTGAATGCCGGTGCGGGTGGCCGTGCTTCTGATAACGTCGCAGTCAGACCCCGACGCCAGCGAAATAGAGGTTGTCAGTTGCCCCTGCCCATGCAGGGCGAG